CGGGTGCGGGTACCGCCGTGGCGGGAAACCCGGGCGCTGGTGGCGGCGGCGGTGCCGCAACTGTATCCGGTGCCCCCCAAGCCGGCGCAACCCCACTCGGCTACGGCGCTGGCGGCGGCGGCGGCGGCGCATCGTTGAACGGCAACAACTCCGGTGCTGGCGGTGCTGGCGGGCCGGGGTATGTGCGCATCGAATGGGTTTACGTCTGATGACCGGCTTCTGTTTCGGTGTCGCCGTCGGCGCGGTCCTACTCGCCGCCGCCATCACCATCGGCGGACATGTCATTTTGGAGTTGGCTGACGGTCGGCTGGCGGTGTGGTGACCGTGGATCTGCTACTGGTGGCGATGATCAGCAACATTGCCCTGTGGCTGGGACTTATCTGGCCGAATGCGGACATCAGGTGATGGCCGACGACGACGCGGCCCAGGTGGCCGCCCACGACCAGAAGACATCCCACGCCTACGTCGTCCACTTCCCACCCCATCCGGCCCGCACCAGCGACCCGCACTACGTCGACTTCAACCACTACCACCGCAAAACCCGGCCCACCGCCCGCTGCTACACCGGGGAACGCGTCGGCTTCCAAGACTGCCGCGACGCGCAAGGCAACCCGTGCGTCATCGACGCTGACGGGCAGATGTCTGGCATGGAGCTACACCACGCGCACATCGAATTCGCGCTCCAGCAAGGCATCAGCCTAGAAGCGTTGGAGAAGGACTATCCCGGCATCTCCAACCCGGCTGAGGTAGGTGCGTGGGTGGAGTCGGAGCAGAACTTCCGCTGGCTCTGCGTTTTCCATCACCGCACGAATGCTGGTGGGGCGCACGCTGTTTCACATTCGGACTGGGAGGGATCACAGTACGTCCGCGGACTCACCGCGGAAGACCCGAAAGGCAAAGCCTGATGGGCATTTTCAGACGACCCACACCCGCGTGGGCCACTCAACTCCTGGTGCAGATGCAGCAGGTTCAGAAAGGAATCACAAAGCTCATGTCCGAAGACGCAGCCATTGAAGCAGAGGTAACCATCCTCACCACGGATGTTGCCACACTGACCACCACATCCACGAACCTGCAGACAGCGTTCGACAAGCTGGCCGCCGAGGTTACTGCAGGCACACCGCTGAACCCGCAGACGCTAACCGACCTGTCGAACGCTGTCTCAGCGGTCACCGCGGGAATCGGCGCGCTACCAACCGGCCCCACACCGCCCGCCCCGGCACCGTAGGCGACATCGACTAGCAGCCCCGCCCGAGGCGATCCCTTGGCGCGGGGCTGCTTCACGCCGGAAGGACCTCGTGATACTAAGCAACAGTTCCAGTTTCAACGACGTCGCCCAGGCGATCATTGGCGAGACTCAGCGCCGCGGCTACACGCCCATCGGCAGCATCGCGTGCGTATCGACCGGCATTCAAGAGTCGGGACTGAGCCCAACCATCGTCGACCCCACCGGCCACGTCGGCATCTATCAGCAAGACGGTGGCTACCCCGGCCGCAACAACGCGAACACGCAGATCATGGGGTTCCTCGACCGGCTCGACGCCAAGCGCGCCAGTGCTGGTGCATCACCCGACATCTGGCTCAACATCTTCTGGCTGCAGCAGCGCCCCGGCGAGACGTCGGCGGACAACGCGTACGCCAACGGCCGTCAGGCATACCTGACCGAGATTAAAAGCCACACCGCCCAAGCAAGCCAGCTCTATGACCAGTTCGCAACAGGAGCGCAGCCCGTGACAGACCCGAACCGCCCGGCCTACAACGAGTTCGCGAAGTGGTCGCCCAATGCGCAGGACCGCGCAGGCACAAAGATCGACCTCTTCCTTCTGCACACACAAGAAGGTGGCGGCGGTAATTCTGCAGCTGAGGATCTGGCCAACTTCCTCGACAACCCGGCAAGCCAAGTGTCATACCACTACTCCATCAGCCAAGCATCAGATGGCGGCGTGACCGTGGTCGACGTTGTTCCCACCGCCCAAGCATCCTGGTCGGTGCTGTCTGCGAATGACCGGTCGATCAACCTGTGCTTCGCAGGCTCGTCGGTCAACTGGACGCGCGCGCAGTGGATGGGGCAGGCCAACGCCATCGACGTCGCCGCCTACCTCGCCGTCCAGGATTGCAAAAAGTACGGCATCGGCACCAATGTTGTTCCGCCACCGTACAATACGGGAACTCCCGGAATTAGTGACCATTACTACGTGACCAAGATCCTCGGCGACGGCACCCACGTCGACGTCGGAAACAACTTCCCATGGGACGTATTCGCCGCCGCTGTCAACAAGTACGCAGCACCTACACCCGCACCATCACCTACACCCCCAGGACCCAATGTGCCTCAACCACCGCAATTCCCACAACCACCGCCGACTACCGACGCCATGATCGAACAGATCTGGGGTGCGCTGTTCAACGCGGTCCCCTCTGAATCCCGGTACGCCACACAGGGTGGTCTGTACATGACGAAGGACTTCATCAACTTCACTGATGCCCGGTTGCATGAGGTCAACGTCGAACGGTTGGCGTTGATGGGCGAGCCGTCCTGCGTCGCATTGGTCAAGACCGCTGCGGCGGCCGGCGACTCTATCGCCGCTCTGGTCCTAGCCAAGATCCCGGCCGCTAGCACGTAAGATATAGACGGGGCCGCTGGTGCTATCAACACCGAACGGCCCCTGACCCACCCATCTGGTATCAGCAGAATAGGAGGGCACAGCTAGCAGTGGATGCTACGCCTGAGGAATATTGGCTACCCGTTGTCGGCTTCGAGGCTGTGTATGAAGTTTCCGACCATGGGCATGTTCGATCATTAGATCGGACCATCACTCTCGCGGGTGGTCGATCACGATTCGCCAAAGGCCGCGTTCTCAAGCCGTGGACGAACCCGAAGAACGGCTATTTATGCGTCGGCCTGAAGGACGGCACACATCAGCGGAGAGCCCTTGTACAGATCCTCGAGCTAGAAGCGTTCGTCGGCCCACGCCCCAACGGACTGGTGGGCTGCCACAACGACGACAACCCGCTCAATAACCACATCAGCAATCTGCGCTGGGACACCTACGGCGGAAACAACAGAGACCTACTTCGCCTCGGAACCCACGGCCAAGCCAAAAAGACCCAGTGCCCGAGCGGTCACGAATACACACCAGGGAACACGCGCCTCTATACCTATCGCGGCTATCAGTACCGCTACTGCCGAATCTGCCAAAACGCATCGAGCCGCGCATTCAAGGCGCGTAACCGCAAGGGCCGCACACTAGCCACGCACCGCACACTAGCCACGCACTGTCCGCAAGGCCACGAGTTCACACCAGAAAACACGTATCGCCCACCGAATGGCAGAGGCCGAACCTGCCGTATTTGCCGGAGAGACAAGCTCAACGAGTGGCGTCGCAATCGAAAGGCAGCTGTAAATGCATGATATCAACGGCAAATGGATAGGTTTCGGGCTCGGTGACGCAGCTCCCACAGTCACCAAGATTCAGCACCGCCTCGTCACCGCGTATGGGTCGTACAGCATCCCGCTCGGGGTGAAGGAGTCTGGTGTATACGACCAAGCGACCGCCGATGCTGTCTCCGAGTTTCAGAAGCGTGTGGGCTTCCCGGCGACGGGGATCGCGAACTATGCCACCGAAGTCCGCATGGGCGTCGTCGTCGCACCGCCGGTCATACCGTCGACTGTCGACTACACCGTCGCGGGCACGTGGGCCGGGTGGGCAGACCCCGCGCCGCCCACCTGGACTGCCTGGAATGTCGACCAGAAGCGTTTCCAGTGGCAGGGCGTCGGCTATCTGGCGGAAGGTTTCCTCACCCCGGACCCGACCGTGTCCTACAACATGTCCCGCGACGGGGGCACCGCTGAGCTGCTACGCCTGGCGCTCCCTGATCGGCGCCGCAAAGTGTTGATCGGCTACAGCCAGGGCGCCGACGTCGTCACCCGAGCACTGCTGCAATGGCCAGCGGATCGGCAATCCGAGATCGCGTGCGTCATCACATTCGGATCGCCCGGGCGCCGCCCCGGACCAACTCTGCTGGGGAACAATCCGCCGGGCGCCGGTATCTCCGGTGTGTACACCCCGCAGTGGGCGTGGCCAGTCACCTACGACTTCGTGCTCGACGGCGACATGTACCCATGCGCAGTGGGTTTGCTGCCGTTCCTGTACGACATTCTCACCCGGATGGACACCAACGCCGACTTCATCATGTACCTGTTCCAGCTGCTGTTGTCGTCAGTTGGCGGTCAGCTGCTCGGGACGGTGACGAGCGCGCTGCCGGGTGCGGGCCTGTTGTCGGGGCTGCTCGGGCTTGTCACGTCGGGGCCGACGACGCAAACCACAGGACCGGTCAATCTGGTGGCGATGCTACTGAACATTCCGGCCATCATCCAAACACTCATCGCCGCACTACAATTCGTGATCACTAACGCTCACCAGCACTACAACGACACACCGGCGTTCGGCGGCTTGACCGGTGTGCAGAAGGCCATCCAGATCATCGACGCACTACCCGTCTAGCCGACTAGCGTTCAGCCTTCGCGATCTCCACGAACTGCTCATCCATCGACGCCTGCTCTAGCCGATTCAGGAAGTCGAACTGCCACGGCACTGGGTTCATCCCAAGGAGCACGCAGGAGTCGTAGACGCGCTCAGCGTCACCGTGCGCCATCTTGGGCGGCTTCATGTTCAGCGATGACTGGCGTCTCACCCGTCCGATTCTAGTCCTCCGTATCGCCAACCGAAGGGAACAAACCATGTTCACGCTCGCATTCTGGAAGGACGCTGCTGAGCGCGCCGTCAAGACGTTCGCGCAATCGCTGCTCGCGCTACTCACCGTCGGCGCGACCATCACCAGCATCGACTGGGTGTCAGCTTTGGAGATTAGCGCGACGGCGACTGTCCTCTCGCTGCTGACGTCGGTGGTGTCGCTGCCGATAGGCAACTCGGGCACCGCGTCGCTCGTGAAGGCCCCGACAACCCCGCCGACGTCCTGATGTGGCGAGCCTTCGCCTGCGAGCACTCGCCGCCGCCCTGGCTGTGACGGGCGCGGCCATCGGCGCCGCGTCCGCAGCGCACGCCGGTCCCGGTAACGACCAGTCCACCACAGTGCTGTGCCGTGACGCCGACTACGCCGACCTGCACCCGACGCTGTGCATCGGCCCATTCTCACTGGGCCACGGGGGGGGCCCCGCAGGAGGTGGTGGCGGGAGTCTGTTCGGCGGTATCCCGGTCGTCGGCGGCCTCCTCAAGGGATTGGGGTTGTGAGCGTGCCCATCCTCGCGGCCGACCTGGTCCTGCTCATCGGCGTCATCTGCTTCGTGTTCGGCGTCGGCTCCGCACTGCTGATCTTCGGGCGCCGCGACAATGTAGACCTGCGGCATCCGTGGCGGTGGGCGCACACCACCTACACGATGCACCGCTGGCTCACCCAGCCGTTCAAAATGTTCACCGTCGGGATGCTGTGGCAAACCAACTTTCAGCAACTCGCCCTGACCGGGCCGGTCGCATCTTTGACCGGCGACCTCGACTACCGATCCCGCCTCTACCTGACACTCGCCAACCTGATCGGCGGCTGCATCTGCTTCTACGGGCTGCACATCCGCGACCTCGAACGCTCCCTGTGGATTGAGCTGGGCTCCTACATCGCGCTGATCCCCACGCTGGGCATGTGGGTGGTGCTGGTGTATCTGACTACCCAAATGCCTAACACGTCCTACGGGTTGAACCTGACCGAGGGGTTCGTTCTCGCCGCCACGCTGGTGCGGGCGCCGGAGATCCTGATCTATAAACGTGCGCTGCGCCGCGGCAACATTCCCAAGCAAGCCAAGTGGCGGCTCATCCTGGGGGGCGATCTTGGACCTTAACCCGATCGTCTCCGACGCCTCACTGATTCTGGCCGCCGTCGCCGTCATCTTCACCGCCGTCGTCACGTGGCGATCCCGCAAAAGCACAGCGGAACGCGAAGCCGCCGCTCTGCAGCTGAAACGTTCCTCCGACCGGATGGAAGCCCAAGAGGAAGAGATCGCCGTCAACGCATCCCGTGAGGCGGTGCGGATCCTGCGGGGGGAACTCAATGCAGCCCACACCGACGACACCCGGAACCGGGAGATCATGGACAAGCAGAATGAACGCATCGACGCTCAGGGCCGCGTCATCCGCCGCCAGAATGTGCGCATCGAGTTGCAGCATGAGGAGATCCGGGCGTTGCGCCGTTGGGCCGCCGAGGTGAAACGCCTCCTGGACGCCGGGATCACGGGGATACCGGATGTTCCGCGGGCCACTGAAATCGGCGACACCGACCTGTGGCCGGAAGACGTATAGCGCGCGTGCTTGGCACCGTCGGCAGGATCGTCGGCGGGCTGACAGGCGGGCTGCTGTAGGTGTCTAGCCCGCACTAGGCAGGCGCGTCAACCCCGCACTAGACAACCGCCTCTGACCTTCGGGTTAGGGGCGGTTTTTGTGACGTTTGACCATCCGGCCAATGGCGGTCTGGCTGCATCCGAAGTATTCTCCAACCTCTCGTTGACTCTTACCCGTGGCGAGCATTTTCAGCGCCTGCTGTTCTTGCTCCACACTCAAAGCTGTGGGTTTACCGACCTTTCCACGTCCTAGCGGGTCGCCGTAAAGCTTCCAGCGCCGGTAGTGCTTAATGCAGTAGCTCCGAGCCAAATGCGGGTTATCGCATCCATCGACCATGCACTCGTCCTGTCGCCGCGCGGCGTTGTATGCGTCCCGCTTAGCCTGCGCTTCGGCCGATTGAAGGCGACTAGACGCTGCGGCCCGCTGCTCTGGCGTGTACACCCGGTCGGCATTGGCGCGCCGCATTGATTCTTCCCACTTAGCCCTGGCCTCCGGGCTAGTCATGCGTTCACGGAACCCGGCTCGCATGGCCGCCACTGATTCCGGGTCGCGGGCTTCGTAGACACGTAATCCGTGCCCAGCCATTTCCTGCGCTCGCAGCGTGCGCCTTACCTTATGGGTCTTCCCTTTAAGCTTGGCCGCATTCGCGGCCAGCACGTCGGTGTTCTTCTTGCCGTTCTCGCTCCACGCTGCGCTCACCTCTGCGTCGGTGACTTTGTCGCGCATGCTCAGCCCACAAATGTCCCGCATCGTTAGACGGTCAATTCCATGCGCTCGGGCCACATGATTGAGCGGAGACTTCCAAGGCCCGCAGCTGCAAATTGGGCACATCTGTTGGCGCAGCATTTCTTGCGCCTCGTCAATTGTGACGCCCCACGATTCGACCGATGCCTCGACGCCGGCCGGCTGTCGGTCGCGTGGAGTGCCCGCGAGGTTGATCTTGCGGGGGTCGATACGGAGTTGCCTGCGTGCGGTTCTCACAGCGTAGACAGTTCGGCCAGTCGCATTAGCGACCTGTAATGCGGTCAAATCCGCACGGGCGGCTAGTTCCAGTTCTGGACCCGTCCATCTCGGGTATCGCTGGACAGTCTGCTCGCCCTCGCTCACCGCTTCACCTCTCGCATCTCGGCGAGCTTGTCTTCTGCCCACGTCCATTCCTTCGGCGGATACAGCCCGTAGACACCGCGATCGTCGCCTTGTAGGACGAGGTTGTGCTGCTGATCCGCTCGCGCCGCGATCCCCGCCAACCGCTCACGCTCGGCCACGCCGGCAGCCTCGTGCGCCGCCCACCAACCCGGCGCGCGCCTGTATAGGTATACAGCGGCCACGACCAGGGCGATGACCCACCAATACTTCAACATGAAACCCACCACGAACAGAACGCCGAGGAACTGGCAGAAGACGCGGGTCATCAGCCGAACGGATTCGTCGGTATCAGCATGTATTTCAGGAACTCGTCATCGCGATAGGTGCGGGTGCTGCCGTCGTCCTGCTTCTCAATCCGCCCAGACCACCGTGACTTCCACGTTTCCGCGTCCGAGAAGTCCTTGACGATGCCCAGCCAGTCATACTCGGACGTCTTGAACCACTCGACCGGATCGCCGCCGTCGTGGGCGGTGTCGAACAGCACCTGCTTGTAGTCCTGCGAGTAGAGGCGGGTGCGCGGGTAGCTGATGCCGCCGTCGGTCAGTTCCTTCATTGCACAATCCTCACTGACTCGGATATCGGGAACCATTCCCCATCGACGCAGCGGTAGTCGGCGCGCACCTCGCAGCCATCACGGAAGCCGGGTAGATCCTTGGCCAGCTCAGCGAGTTCCATCGCGTAGTACCAGCTGATTCCGGTGCCGGTCGCTTGCGTAGGTCCGGTGCGGCGCCATCCCTCAGGTGCCGGCGGCTGCGTCAGCTTGAAGCTAGCCACGTCCTGGTCGGTGATACCCGAGTTGACCTGGGATTGCGGACCGAAGTCCTGCACCGGTGGGCGATGCGCTCTCGGATCGAAGACGCTCACAGCTCCTCACCTTCGGGGTAGAACCCGTGCTCAGCCATATGCTCGACCAGCCTGCCTTCAGCCGCAGCCTTGTCGATATCGCCCTGGCCCCAACGCTCGCCGAGGTGGACATCGACACCGGGGATGAGTGGTGGGCCGTCTGGGACCGTGAACGAGCCGGGCCCGGCCGCCTCCCACTGCGGATAGATCGGCGTGCGGCCGCGGTTGCGGCGGAAGGGCCTCGTCAGCCAAAGCCGCAGGCGAGTCCAGAGGGTGATCATGCCCATCCTTGTTCGGCGAACCTTGCCGGGTCGAATTGATATAGGTCGAACTGCTTCGCAAGTTGCCGACAATCACGCTCGGCCATCTCGTAGCGCTCACCCTTCGAGTAGATGCCCGAATGAGCGCCATCATCCGAGGTCCAACCCACAGCCCCGGTGAAAGAATGCTGCCCGCCACCGTCAGGCAATGTGACGAAACAGTAGATATTGAACGGCGGCCCATCATCACGCATGTGTTGCAGTGCGTACGTGCCACGCCTGCCATCGAAGGTTTTCGGCTCGCCAACAGCGATGAAGCTCATATCCCGATTATCCTCTCGCCGCCGACAGGGCGATCGCATCCGCCAACTCCGTGTCCGTATACGCCCCCGGATCCGCGACCACACCCAGCGCGCGGGCCCGGCCCATCAACGCCGCCCGATCACACCGGTCATGACCCAGCCGCTTCACCGAGCCGTAGTACAGCCACTTCGCGCGGCCCTGCGTTAGGGGCTGGTCACAGAGGAAACAGTTCACGGTGCGACTCCTAGTTGGTCAAGCATCGCAGTGAGGAGGCGGCGAATCTCCTCAGCCCGGCTGACCGACTCCTCCGTAGCGAGCGCATCCACCCGCGCCAGCAGCTCCTCGGGCAGCCGAATGTTGATAGGCTGGCCGATCTCAGGGCGGCCGGCGGGAGTCATGGAATAGACGATACCGCTTATGAGTCGCTCGTGCAAGGCACTTCCCCGCCCAACACCGATCTGCTATCTTTGCTGCGACTGGCCCGTCAGCGCCGCGCCAGCCATTATTGCGCCGATAACCGGCATTCTGTCAGGCTGTCTACACAACGTAGTAGACCCTGACCAGCATCTTTGCAGTCCCGGAATCCGGGTGCTAGCTGGTCTTATTTTTGAAATTTTGGTAGCTGCCTCACTGGCCACCGTTCTGGTAGCACTGCTGCATGCAGTTCACCCAGTCCGCATACGAGATGCTTTGGCGCCCCGCGCACTGAACGGTGCAGATCTGGCCGCTGGTCGGTCGTGTTGACGCCAGCGCGGGCGCGGCTAAGAACAGACCGGCCAGTAGTAGGGCGGTGAGTCTCCCAATTATCTTCATGCGGCAACATGCTAGACCCTGCTCACCACGGCCACCAGTGAATCAGGCAAATCACCACGGCCAGAAGTAGGACCGCGCCCACGATCCACACGATCGCGAAGCTCGGACGCTCCCGCTCCGGCGCACCGAATAGGCACTCGGAAGGGTGCGAGCAGTCGCAGCGCGGCGGCAGCTTAGGACAGCCCGCAGGCCAGGTCGCGTCATGTGACGAAATCATGCGACGCCCCTCCATGGGTCGAGCCGATTCACCGCAGCATGGCGGCGCGCGTCGGGCACCTTCGTATAGATCTGGGTAGTACTGACCGATTTGTGCCGCAGGATCTCCTGGATCGTGCGCAGATCCGCGCCGTCGTCGAGCAGCGTCGAGCCCGTCCAATGGCGAAGCCCGTGAGGCGTCCCGCGGGCGCCGGCCCGACGCATCGCCTGCCCGATGATGTCGCTCACCGACTTGCCGTGGACGTGATCGCCAGGCCGTCGCGCGTTGGCGGGAAACCACCAGCCCCGCCGCGGCATCGTCAGGGCGGCGTCGACGAGCAGCGGATGCAATGGCAGCCACGCCTGCTTGTTCCCCTTCCCGAGCACGTACAGTCGCGGCGTCTTCAGGTCGGCGTCCTGGCCGCGGACCCGCGAGATCTCCGACACGCGTAGCCCGGCGAGCGCGGCCAGTAGCACCATCACGCGCGTGCGGTGGTGCATCGGCGTCAGCAGGAGCCGGGTCAGATCGTCGTCACTGATCGGGCGGGGCACGCGTTCGGGGTATCGCGGCGCGGCGATCTTCACCATGGGGTTGTCGGTGCGGTAGTCCATCACGCACAGCCACGAATACCAGGCCCGCAGATACGAGTAGTAGGTGGACGCGGTGGACGCAGACCATTCACTGTGTTTTCCAAGCCATTTCACAATATCGATTGGCTGGGCGAAGGCCGCGCCGGTTGCTGATTCTGCAGCGAACTGCGCAATGACGCGGATGCGCTCGGTGACGGTTCGTGGTGACAGCCTTGCTGCGAGCTGCCACAGCATCCACTCTTGAAGCAAAGGGTCAGCCATGACCGAAACCGCCTCTACTAGAACGACTTTGGCGCCCACTCGCCCTGACGCCTGATCAGAGCATGAAGCGATTAGGTCTAGCGGAGGTTTACTTCGTTTCTTAGACTTCAACGTCAATTGTCCGAAACTTGTCACGCAGCTTCCGCACTACTAATCCGCAGGTCGTAGGTTCGAGCCCTACTGGGGGCACCGTCTTCTGGGTCACCGCCCCGTTCCCCCCATTGTCCCGGGGGGCGTGGGGCCGGGACCTCCCGTATGCCAGTCGTGATGTAGTCGAACGAGATGCCGAGCGTGTCGCAGATGAGATCGAGCTCGGCGACATCGAATGGCAACTGGCCGGTCATGCGCCGCGAGAGTGCGGGCTGACTCATCCCTGTGCGGCGCGCAACCTCGGATACCGAGAGGTTGAGCTGACCCAGTTCTCCCCGCAGTCGGCGGGCGATGGCCTCGGGGCGTGTCTCATTCCGCTGGCCATCAACAACAGTAAGTGTCGTCATGACGCGTATCTTACCCGCCTAGCGAGTATCCACAAGTCGACTGTGGATAACTCATCCTGAACGCGAAGAAAACTGTCCCGGCGTGTCGTGCGCGTGTCGCTTGCTTCGCTATTCGTTCAGCGGTAGAACAAACACCATGCCGTCCAACTCAACCGCTGAGCGGATAATTTCTAACATCCGCGCAGAGATGGCCCGCCGTAACCACACTCAGACCTCGCTGGCGAGCAAGCTCAACCGCTCCCAACAGTTTCTATCCCGGCGGCTCTCTGGACAAGTCCCATTCGACATCGAAGACCTCCTCTCTATCGCCACCGCGCTGGACATCGAACTGGCCGAACTGCTGGACACGGCAGCATGAACGGCGAAGTAGATCTCTTCACCGACCCGACCAGCCCGTTCGACGCCGGTCGCACGCCGTGCCCGCAGGGTGGTGAGGACCGCTGGTCGGCTCGCTGGCTCATGGGCGAGCTGGGGTACGAGTCCTGGCAGAAGTTTGAGGGTGCGATCGAGCGCGCCAAGTCGACGGCGCATAACGAGGGCTTCAACGTCCGAACCCTTTTCCGGCTCACCCCGAAAAAGGCTGGTGGAGGGGTTGTTACCGGCTCCGATAAAAACCTCGGCGGCCGACCACTTACCGACTATCAGGTGACCCGCTACGCCGCCTACCTGATCGCGATGAACGGCGACCCGCGCAAGCGTGAGGTGTCCGCCGCCCAGCACTACTTCGCCGTCAAGACGCGCGAGGCTGAGGTCGCCGCGCCGCGCGAGCTGTCCGACGACGAGATCATTCACCGCGCCCTCACTCTGACTGTGGCGCGCGTGGAGGCGTTGACAGCCAAGGTCGCTGAGCTTGAGCCCAAAGCCGAGTTTTACGACGACCTGATGGACGCGGATGGCGCCTACTCCTGGCAGGCGACGGCCAACGTGCTCGGTTGGGGCCGCAACGTGATGCTCAAGGAGTTGCGGCGCGCCGGGGTGGTTCAGGGTAACCGGCTGCCTTACGCCCGGTATGCGCATCACTTCAAAGTCGTGCCAAAAACTTATACGCATCCGAATACGGGTGAGCAGATCCTCACGGCGACAACGTATGTGCTGCCGTCAGGGGTCGAGTTCCTGCGGAAGAAGCTGAGCGGCTCGGAGGTACTGGCGCGAGCGTCTACGCGAAGCTTATGGGCCTGCTGGGGCGGTGGGTGTCATGAGCGCCCCGTATCCCTTAAACCGTCTCTGCCCGTGCGGTCACGCCCGCTGGCTTCACACGTCTATGGGCTGCGTGGCGCAGCGCTCGTCGGGTTCGTCGCAGATGCAGTTCAAGGCGTGCGGGTGTAGGCGCGGATTGGAGACGTTCACGAAATGACTGTCAACACCGAGCTTCTCGAACGGGTGATGCAGCACATAACCGATCACCCCGAGCAACATAACCAGACGGTCTGGGTCGACGAGTGTGGGACGGCCGCGTGCTTCGCAGGATGGGCATGCCTTCTATCCGGATGGTCGTCGACTGTGTGGCACGACGGCGACGAACACAGGGTGATGTCACCAGACACACTGACCGAGAAGAGCACTCCTGATGTCGCGGTTGACCTTCTCGGAATCGGTGAGGACGACGCGGCGATGTTATTCCATCGCGACAACACGCGCCCAGCGCTCGCGCGCATGGTCAAAGACCTGGTCAACGGCGAGGAACTGCGACGCTTCGAGGATTACTACAAAGAGGCTGGGGAAGAGGGGGCGTCATGACTGCTCCTGCCGCGGCTTCTTACCGGATCGTCTGCAACGACGATGAGCATTCCCACCGGGTCAGCGCAGTCGACTCCGATGGCAATGAGATTGCGGGGGCGTATCGGCCGCAGGGTTTGAATGATTGGCGAATCTACGTGTGCAAGAACATCATCGGTTCGACTGGTTTGTTGCAGCCGCACAAGGTGCATGCGTGCAGCCGCGAGGATGCTATCCGGTGGGTTGATTTGATCGCCTTCTACTACGTGAAAGCAATGTCATGAGCGCGGCAGCCACCCAGCGTCTGATCGCACAGTGCAAGCAGATCGCCGCGATCTTCGACGAAACGATGCCGAACACCGCGATCGATGCGAACGCGCACCGTGTCGGCGGCATCAACCCGTACTACAACCGCACCACCTCCGGCCTGTACCTCGAGTTCTACTACGGGTATCCCAGCAAGATCTGGACACCCGGCGGCTACTGGGCTATGACGGGCAGCACCGTCACACACGGGGGCCACACGGCCGAAGCAGTCGTGGCGCCTTTCATGGCTCGCCTGACCACTCGACTGCACGAACCCCAACAGCACAGCCCATGGGGATGCTACGGCCCCGTGTACGCGATCCTCGCGGTCGACGGCGAGCCGGTCGACGAACCTGGAGACGTCATCCACTTCGCCAAAGACGGGTACTCCGAGATCAAAGCAGAGTGGGCCGATCTCGCGGAGGTGTCCGCATGATGCGCCTGGAACGCTCAAAGTTTTGGGCTGCCAACGCTGATGCTGATGCGCGGATCGTCGAGTGTGACCGCCTTCGCCGCGACAACGCGCAGCTCCACGAGCAGGCCGACGGTTTAGCGCAAGCCTACGAGGCCCTCACCGACGCCCGTGATGAGGCGTTGATCCGGCAGCAGGAGCTGCACGCCTCGCTCAATGATGCCCGTACGGAAGTGGTTCGGCTTCAGCGGCAACTTGAGCAGGCGCGGGCGGTCGAGGACTGGCATGGCGTGGCGAGTGGGGGACTGAAGTGAGCGACCAGGAGTGGACGGTCCATGTCAGTGGCCCAGATGATGTGCTGCCCGCGAAGGACTACGCCGATGCGGTGAAGCAGGCCAACGCGATCAACAACTGGTACGCGACGACCGTGCCGAACCGAACTGAGTTCCACCCGTACGCCTGGGCGACACCGTGCATCAAGGGCCGGTATGCCTACCCGCTGACGCCAGAGGAGATGCGCTGATGCGGTGTGAAGCCGAGTTGTGCCGCAACTGGACAGGCCAGGGTTGCATCTGCGAAGTGATGGATCTTGATCCAGATGTGGTTGAGCCACTGAATTACTCGACCGGTCTTTCGACGGCTCCGCTATGGGGGACCAATGATCCTTGTGACTGGGGTGGTTTGCTGTGATCCACCAGCACGACTGGCGGCGAAGTGTCGACGAGGACTGGTGCTGGTGGCATTGCGCGTGCGGTCAGACTATGCATCCGTCTTGGACACCGGAATCGCGGGCACAGTTCGAGGCTGCCTGCGACCTTATGCGCCTCGAACTGACGCGGCCTGACGAAATCGTAGCCACGGTGGAGGCGCTGTGAACCCGCCGACGCCAGAGGATCTGGGCCGCAGCTTTGCCAAGATCATGCGGCACCGCGACGACAACGGCGGCAAGCATCTTCACCACCGCAACTGCATCCATAACCTGCCGCCAGAGGAGCAGATTGCGATGCGCTGCTGGACCGTTGAGAAATGGCTCACGATCATGGGCTCCATGCCTGAGCAGATCACGCCGGAGCAGTGGGAATGCGAGCCGCCGTTATGAGCATCTCGGTGATCGTCCATGACCCTGATCCTGACCCGTTCGCTCCTGTCACCGCCGATGAGATCCGCGAGTTACTGGAGTGCATCGGCTACCACGTCCAGGGCGTGCTGATTCGTCAAGACTTCCCGCCTCCGTACTGGCTCATCTGGCGCGGCAGCGGAAGACACATAGGACCTTTCAGTAGCCGACTAGATGCCTGCACTGCGCTTGAACTGACCAACGCGCAGTGGGAACTATTCAGCGACGACGAGTTTCACATCTACCTCGACACCAGGGCGGTTTCGAAGTGACCAACGTGACCCTGTTCCTCGCCGTCCTGGCCGCGACTCTCGTCGTGGGCGTACTGCTAGGCCGCCGCTACGAAGCCTGTAACCATCGCATCGGCGGGATGCTCGCTGATGGGGATCGGGACCGTGCGGTGTGCGACGAAGCCGAAAATGGGTGGGCTCTATGAGCGCGCAGAAGCTGCGGATAACGGCGGTTCTCACGCTGGACGCCACGCTCTACCCGCCTGACGACGAGGACGCGCAGGACTGGCTACTCAACGACATCTTGCTCGGCGACGACCTCGGGCGCCTGATCCTGCACTCCAACGAGATTGGCGATGAGTTGGGAACGCTCCATATCGAAACCGTCGTCCAGTCATGAGAACTTACTCACTTGAGCAGTGCGCTGTCCGCGCGTATTCCCTTGCCGCTGGTGGTGTCCAGGCGGTGATCGACGGCGCGCGCACCCTCAACAACCTGACCCGGCCTGCTCGCCGCGGCGCTGACGGGGAAGACGGGGACGCGGTCGGCTCACCTCCCGGTTGGGCTGAGGACTGGGACTGCGCTGAGGACGCCGCATACGACGAGCCCACGATCTCCACAGCTCGGTTTGACGAACTGATCGGCGAGATTCGTGCGCGTTTCCCCAACGACGAGGTGCCCCAGTGGTACCGCGACGGCCATGAGCGCGACATGCGGCAGGCTAACGAGACGATTGATCGGCTTAATCGGATGCTCGCCGACGACACCCCGAACCCCACCGAACCCGGCCTCGACGACTCGGAGCTGGTGGGTGTGCGCGGGCTACTGCAAGAGCGGTACGACCGGCCGTCTTGGAAGGCGCGTATGCGCGCGGGCCTTGTTGACCCAACAAAACAGGGCTACCCGAAAGCCCCGAACTTCGCTGGTGCGGCAGCGAGCCTCGCAGATGAGAGATTCATTCAGCCCTCGGCTGGGGTTTCGTCTTTCAGCAACTCATCTGTCAGTGAGGATAAGCAGCAGGACGCTTCAGATCACTCTGAGCCTTGTCGCGTTGACCCTGCTGACCCGCAACCACAATCTTCTCAACCCCGTTGCGCCCGCTGCGATTCAAAGCTCGGAGAAGTCGCCGCCGTCAGCGACCGCGCTCCAGGCATGTTCTGCTCATCGACGTGCCAGAAGGCAGCTGAGATAACGGCGGCGATGAAGCAACACCCGGCTCCCAAGTCTTCCGCGTGGTCTGCCGGCTACGCGGAACCAACGGCCCCTGCCGAGCCCCGTACGGCGGGGTCTGGCCCCTCGGAGGTGAGCGGCATTCCCCCGTCGCCCTCCGAGGGGCGTCAACTTCCCTGCGCATCATGTAATCGCGCGACCAAGTTGCTCGACGGCGTGGCAGTTCACACGCAGGACAACACGCCAGTCATCGACTGCGGTGACAAACACCCCGACGACGCCGTGGCCGAGTGGATCGGCGGCGCGGTGCCAGTGATCAGCAAGGTGCTGGCCTCACATGTACCGCATGAGCGAGGCAAGTATCACTACGTCGAGTGTGTGGACCCTCATGGCACGCATGACTTTCATCTCGACGACTGGGTTGCCTGGCACGCCCACGTGTCGCCCATTATCGCCGAAGACTTAGCGCAACCACCAGACGCGCTCACGCGCTTAGGCGCCGACTACCGCTGCGGACTCCGGTACACCGTCGGCGTTCTACAGCGGGAAGCGGAGCGGCTCAAAGCCCTTCAGCTGAAGTACACCGACCCCACCTTGTACACCCACGCCATCAGTGTCGTTGAAAAGCTGCTGGACGCCATCGACCTCGAATTGAACCTCACCACCAAGTAAGACGGTTCGCCGCCCGCGTGAACGAGCGGCGAACCATAGCAACAGGAAAGGACACTTCCCATGCCGAACCCGACTTTACAGGCGGTGCCACGGTGATGTGTCTCCTCGGCATCGACCGCATCCGCGCCCACAGTTGCCGGTACGCAATGCTCCGCGAGGTCACGGTGCCCAGCGCCGCCGTTAGTGATCAGGACACGGCCCAGTGGTCGGCTGAGAGCTACGCCCGGGATTTGGAGGGCGACCGATGAGCCACTACGACTACGAGTGCTCCAAGGAAATCCTCAGCGATGACCCGCCGTTCTACGCGCTGATCATGGCGGCGATGCGCAAGGCCGACAACCACAATCTAGCAAGGTTGCGCGACGTGTTCCCTGGCATCTGGGATGAGCTTCAGCAGCGGTACAACGCTCCCGGTGGCCTGCTTCCAGCAGAGGCCAAGAAGTGAAGTGGCGCTACCGCGGACGGCACCGCGCACGCTACGCCAGCATCCGAGTTGTCGACCTGGAGCCCAGCTACACATCAACCGTTCTGCCTGAGTTCCCGTCGTTCAAGATGACTTACGCGCCGATCGACCGGTGGCGACGGCTCGCGGGCATTCCGATACAGACGGTCGGGATTGACGAGTTGTTCGCGTCGGTCAACCGGCTATGGGAGACGCGGATATGAGCACCGAACGCCCTAATCACATCCACCTCAACGCTGGCGTGCTGTCCGATCACACATTCGGGGCCGGTTTCGGCTCGCTGATCAACTGCCGCTCAGTCGATCTCGGGGCGGGACACTTTCCGCATATTGAAGCTAAGTTCGCATTCGGGATTCGCCTGGATCTTGACCGGGCAACCGCGTGCGATCTGGCGCGCGCGCTCACGGAAAGTGTTGCTGGGCTGCCGTTTCTGGCCGATGCGGTACATGATGCGATCCTGGACGGTGAGGTGTCATGAGCGTGAAGGTAGGTGTCTACCGCTGGCCGGGTGTCCGCCGTTGGTTCGCGGACTGCAGCTGCGGCTGGCACTCCCGACGCCGAATCGTCAAGTGGCACGCCGTCATCGACGCGCACAGGCATTCGGACGCTGTGCTGCACAACTGCCGCTACCCGGTGAGCATCTGATGACCGCGCCACTGTCCGACCGGATGCGCCAGGCGGCATCGACGATCGAGGAACTGAACGCTCGCGACGGGCTCGGCCTGAACTGCACCGTCAGCCCAAAGTTCCTTCGTGAGGAAGCCGAGAAAATGGAGAATCGGAGATGAGCGAGAAGTGGCGCCCCGTCGTGGGATACGAAGGCTTCTATGAGGTTTCAGATCATGGCCGGGTGCGCGGTGTTGATCGTATCGTCAAGTGCGGTGCATACGGTGGCACGCGGCCGCAGTACGGCCAGGTCCTCCTGCCTTCATCGAATGGCCTGGGGCGTTATCAGGTTGGCTTAAACAAGGAGGGCAGGCAGCGCCTATACCAGGTACACCGGCTTATTCTGGCAGCGTTCATCGGACCGTGCCCATTAGGTAGGGAAGGTCTCCACTGGGACGACGATACGAGCAATAACCACCTGAGCAATCTGCGGTATGGCACACGATCAGAAAATAGGCACGATCGCGTGCGAAATGGCCGCGACCAAAACGCGCGACGGACGCACTGCATCCATGGCCATGAGTTCACGCCTGAAAACACATACCTGAGCATTAAGCGTCCGGGCAGCCGTCAGTGTAAGGCGTGCACCACGCACCGTGATCGTGAGCGTAAAGCTGCGCGGAGAGCGGCGCGGATGGAGCGTGCGGCATGAGCAATTTGGATTGGATGAGCGATGCGAAATGCATCGGTGAAGACCCGGAAAAATTCTTCCCGACCGGCGTCGGCGTTCTGTCTCGCCGCCAAGCCGCCGAAGCCGCACTGATCTGCAAAGCGTGCCCGGTGATACAGGCGTGCGGTGAGCATAAGAAGCGCACCGGCGCGTCCTCGGGTGTGTGGGCGGGCGGCATGCACCGGCCACGCAAGCCACGTCGGCATGCGTCGGTCAGACACGGAACAGACACCGGCTATCACCAGCACATGAAACGCAAGGAAACACCCTGTGAGCGTTGCCGATACGCGCACGCATGGGCCGAACGGAAGCGGGTGGGTGCGTGAGCGACGAAGTTGCCAAGGCGCTGTTCGCGCATTGCATCACGGAGGTATGCGACAACGGCATCGTCTATTGCCGGTGCAGCAGGTATCACCCGTTCCAGGGCGCTTGGGCGCACGCCGTGCACCAAGCAGACGCCCTCGGGCTCACGCCGGAGTGGGCCGTACAGAACAACGGACCAGAGAACCCGCCGTATCACAGCCACAAGACGATTGCTGGGGCAGAAAACCACAAGCAGACGATCCTGGGAAATTACCCAGGCGCATCACGTAATCCGCAGCGCCGAGAGCTAGATGATCCGGTGGTTGTGTCCAGGTTGATTTCGCCGTGGACCGAGGCCACCCCGTGATCCGCGTCCTTCTCACCGCGACCGCCCTCGGCTCACTAGCCGGGCTGCTCCTCACCTACCACTGGGGTCCGGTCGGGATCGCGGTGTGCGCAGGCGGGGTGGTGGCGTGGTTCGGGGTGCGGGCGGTGAGGGAATCGTGAGCCGCAGCGTGGTCGAGCTCGACACCAATATCGGCGTGTACGTCACAGCGGTGACCGTCAGTGAAGTGTTCGCCGACGACACCTATCAGCGGCCACTGGACGCGGCGCGAGCCCGCAAGATCGCCGCCACCTGGGACCGCCGACTCGCCGGAATCCTGGAAGTGTCCGACCGTGGCGAACGCGCCAACCCGCGCTACGCGGTGATCGACGGCCAACACCGTTGGGCCGCAGCAGCATTACTCGACATACCGCCCATGCTGGTCGCCAACGTCCACAGCGGGCTCACCGTCGTCGACGAGGCACAGCTATTCGACCGGCTCAATAGTGAACGCCGCCGCATCACCACCTGGGACCACTGGCACGCCCGCAAGGGCGCAGGTGACGTCGACGTGCTCAGCATCGAACACGTCGTGCGAAAGGTCGACCTTCAGATCAGCAGCGTGCCGAAAGACGGCAACGTGCGCTGCACCGCAACCCTGGAGAAGCTCGCACGCCTGGACGGCACACAGCTGATCGAGCAGACACTGCGGCTCATCCTCGACGTGTGGGGGCGACGACTCGACGCCTTCGATGCGCCCATCGTGCACGGCGTCGGCCTGGTCCTGCACCACATCGACACCGCCGACATCGACCGCGAGCGGCTCTACAACGCGCTGCTCGACATCATGCCGCGCCAGCTCAAGACGCAGGCCCTCGCGCTGCGTGAAAGCGGTGTGACCACCGGCAGCCAGCCGGTCCTGGTCGCCATCGCCATCATCGGCCTGTACAACCGTAAACCCGGCCGCAAGATCCTCGTCTCTAACCGAACCTTCGGCGGCGGCGCAGTCAACGCGCACTCAGTGCGGAACGGAGCCGCATGAGCGACACCATCTGCCTCGACAAGCGCGGCGACTACTACTGCACCCTCACGCGCGGCCACGAAGGGCCGCACCAAGCCTGGCGCGAAGATCCTAACGACGCGTTCCACGCCCGGCCCGAAGACTTTCCGGGATGCGTATGGGAGCAGGAGGATGAGCATGTGTGACAACGCGATACACGAAGCTGAGCGTGAAGAGTGGCGGCGTGACGTCGCCACAATGACCGAGATGCAGCGGGCCGCAACACAATACGAAGTACGGGCAGCGATGGGAATATGCGGAGGACCAGAAGATGCTGATGACTGACGAGGAACTCGACGCCTACTCGCGCGGCGTGGCCGCCTCTTACTCCGCTGTGTTCGCGGCGTTCACAAGAGCTTTCGATAGCGGCGAGGATATTCACTGGTTACGTGAGAGCATCAGCGCGCAGTGGGCTGACCTGCGCGCAACGGGGACTGTGAGGGGGGTGCTATGAGCGAACCTGAGATCATCGCCAATCTGCCCGACGAGCAGTATCATGCCGCGCGGGACTCGCTCTCATTCTCCGGGGCAAAGCTACTTCTGCCGCCATCATGTCCGGCGAAGTTCCGGGAACGAATGGACAACCCGCCGAAGCCTAAGCCTGACTACACATTCGGGCATGCAGCCCATCGCCTGCGCCTCGGCAGGGGTGCAGAGATCGTCGAGGTTGATGCCCCCGATTGGCGTAGTAAAGCCGCCCGCGAGATGCGCGACCTGGCATGTAATGGCGTCGCCCCGATGCTCACCCATGAACTGGAGATCGCGCGGGAGATGGTGCGGGCCGTAGATGCACACCCGATAGCCGGGCCGCTGTTCGAGACCGGCGACGCTGAGATGTCCCTGTACGCAACCGATCCGGCAACAGGTGTGCGGTTGCGGGGGCGCACCGACTGGCTCACCGCACTCGACGGCCAGTACTTCGTGGTCGACTTTAAGACCAGTGACACCGCCGAACCGCAAGCGTTCGCACGTAAGGGTGCCAAATACCTGTACCACGCCCAGCACGCCTGGTACGAGGACCTCGTCAAGGCGGTCGGGCTCAGCGACTCGCCACGATTCGTGGACGTGGTGGTGGAGAAAACACGGCCGTATGTCGTGACGGTGGTCGAGTACGACGCTGACGCTGTGACCCAGGGCCGCCGGCTCAATCGGATGGCAATCGACATCTACGCCGAATGTATTCGAACCAACACCTGGCCAGACTACGGGCCAGGCATCCACTCAATCAGCTTGCCTCTGTGGGCATTTGACGACGAAGACATGGTGATTTCATGACAACCGAAGCGTTCGATATGACCGACACGATCATTCCCCGCAGTGACCAAATTAACGCGGAAGACATCTTGACTGGCCCTGTGACGATCACGATCGCTGGCGTCACGCGCGGCAGTGCCGAGCAGCCCGTCAACATGGTCACTGCCGAGTTTGGGCCAGGGCGACCCTATAAGCCGTCGAAGACGATGCGCCGCGTCATCGTCAATGCATGGGGTAAGGAATCATCCGCCTACGTTGGCCGCCGTATCAGGATCTATCGCGACCCAGACGTCAGATTCGGCCCCGACAAAGTTGGTGGTATCAAAATTAGTCACCTGTCCCATATCGACAAGCGGCTAGAGATTGCCTTGACCGTAACCCGTGGCCGCCGCGCACAATTCGCCGTTGACCCGTTGCCAGATGAACCGCCGCCCCCTGCAGTCGAACATACGGCTAAGGATGACGAGGCCATCACCAAACCCCAACTCCAGAAACTGTCCATCCTGCGGCAACGCGAAGGCTACGCCGACGACGACGAAGGCCGCACCGACTGGTTCCGCTGGGTCCACACCAACATCGCCCGGCACCTCGCCACGAACAAGGATCTCACCAAGGCCGAGGCGTCTGTGCTCATTGAAGTTTTGGAAACAACACAACCCGAAGGGAATTGAACATGTTCGATCTCGACCGCATCACCCACCCGCTACGCCTCGCACGCGGATCACACCAGCCCGGCAGCGGCAAAGGCTGCGCAATGAATGTGATCAGCTACATCAACGGCGACACGAAGATCACCGACTTCCCCGAATGCTCAGCACGCCCGCTGTCGCGGATGGTGCAGTCGCTCAACGACAACCTTGCCGGGTCGGACGGGTTCCTGTCGCCGGAGAACAGCGTGATCGTGCTGGAACTCGGTTGGCTGACTATGGGCACTGCAGACACACCGCGTGAGGCGATCTGGCAGTGGCTGTCCGAGCTGCTGGTTGACCCCGAGTGGGGTGTCGTGCGCTATGCGCGACCAGATGGCGGGGAGCCGATCCGCCGTGTAGCTGCCCTGTGTGTGCGGGCGGCCAACGGCGACGCGCCGACCATCACGGAGTGGCGGGAGGCGCGCGCCGCTGCCGCTGCCTATGCCTATGCCGATGCCGATGCCTATGCCGATGCCGCTGCCGCTGCCTATGCCGATGCCTATGCCTATGCCGATGCCTATGCCTATGCCGATGCCTATGCCTATGCCTATGCCTATGCCGCTGCCGCTGCCTATGCCGATGCCTATGCCGATGCCGATGCCTATGCCTATGCCGATGCCTATGCCTATGCCGATGCCTATGCCGATGCCGCTGCGCGCGTCGCTTTCACGCGACGCGCGATCACCCGCTGGCGCGAGCTAGCCGGACTCGATAACCAAGCCGATATCGACACTGCGGCTGTTGATTCAGCGCTTGACCGGATCGGTGTCTAGCGGTGGCGCTCATCGACGTGCTGGAGCCGGGCGAGGAGCCGGCCAAGTGAAAGGCAGCATGGAGTGGATCCGCAGCCACTATCCGGTCCCGGCGAAACGCGGCGCCAAAGCCCGCGTTATCAACCGCGGTGTCTTCCATGGCCAGACGGGCGTCGTCACCAGCGCCAACAATGGCTATCTGCGGTTCCGCCTCGACAGCTCCCCGCGTAAGCGTGGCTTCGACTTCCACATCCACGCAATGGATCTGGAATATCTCGATACAGCGGACGCCGACGCGTGACCGCGCTCGACGTTCACTGCGAAGTGTGCCACGCCAAACCCGGCCAACCATGCACCAACACCATCCGCCCCGGCACCCCGCTCCCCGGCCGTGCACACCACTGGGCGCGTGACGGCGACGGCGAAGAAACGGGGGGAAACGATGCCAGCTACTAGGCCGCTGCTTCTTGATTTGTACTGCGGCGCAGGCGGTGCCGCGATGGGCTACCACCGCGCCGGATTCGACGTGCTCGGCATCGATGTTGTCGACCAACCGAACTACCCGTTCGACTTCTACCAGTGCGATGCCCTCGAATACCTGAGCTGGGGGCACAACCATCACTTCGCCGCCATTCACGCTTCGCCGCCATGCCAGGACCATTCGGTGCTCCGTAGCGTATCGGGACTCCATGGAACCGGACGCTTACTCGCCGAAACGCGCGTGCTCCTTGAGCAGACGGGGTTGCCGTGGGTGATCGAGAACGTACCGGGCGCACCGATGCGGACGGATTATCGGCTCTGTGGCTGTATGTTCGGACTCTCGCCGCTGCGTCGCGAGCGATGGTTTGAAACCTCTTGGCACGGTTTCGATATGCGGTCCCCATGTAGCCATGAGGGCATCGCTATCTCAGTTAGTGGACACGGCATGCAGGGCCAGGAATACCGTGCGGGCGCTAGGTACACCCAGGCTGACCGTAAGCGCGTGATGGGCATCGACTGGATGAACCGTAACGAACTCGCCCAGGCCATCCCGCCGGCCTACACCGAATACATCGGCGCGCAGCTCCTCGACGCCGTGAGAGCCGCCGCATGACCTACCTGTCTACCGCGCCCGCCCGATGCCCGACCTGCGGCCGAATCCTGTTCACCCGACGTGACGGGCTCTGGCCATCCCACTACCGATCACCGGCCAAACAAGTCTGGTGCGTGGTTAGCGGGACGAGGTCGCCGGAAATAGTCGTGAGAGCGGTGGTGGGATGAAGCTGGAGTGGACCGATAACCACGGCCAGATCGGCGCCTGCTGGTTCGTATACGCGATGTTCTGCGTCGACCTAGACCGACCTCTGTACATCGGCATGACCCAAGAACCGATAAAACGCTTGTCTGTGCACCGCGACAAGAAGGTCTGGTGGTGTGCGGTGGACCGCATCGTCCTAACGACGTACGAGACCGAAGCAGAGGCGCGCGCGGGCGAGCGTGACTACATCCGGCGAGCCAATCCGATCCACAACATCGAGCGATACGAGATCGAGGCGAGCGCGTAATGGTGTGGTTCTACGTCGACGACGGGCTTGCCTTCCATAAGAAGGTCGCCGAGGCCGGAAATGCCGCTATGGGGCTGTGGGTGAGGGCCGGCGCCTGGTCGACGGGATCGCTCACTGATGGGTTCATTCCGAGTAGGATTGCGCGCTCGATCGGCACTCAAACACAGGTCGATTCGCTACTCAAAGCGGACCTCTGGCGAAAAGTTTCGGGTGGTTACCAGTTCCATGATTGGGAACATCGTCAGCTCACAAAAGCTGAAGTTGATCAGAAGCGAAAAGTAGACAGGACGCGTAAGGCTGAGCAGCGCAAAGCCCGAAATGTCCCACATGGACAACCTTTGGAAGTCCCACCGGACTACCCACCGGACTCCGAACGGATTCCAGACGGAATCCCACCGGAAGACAGTGTGGATTCCTCGCGCGCGCTCCCGGACGTCTGCGCTCCCCACCCCACCCCACCCAGTAATGGTCAATTTGAGAGGGGATCTCACGGTGAGTTAGCGCCCGACCCGAACAACCCCCTCCTAGAAGCTCCCCCTCGATGGTGCAACCGCCACATGCCCGGCGGAACCCTCGCACCCTGCGGGCCGTGCAAGGACACCCGCAAGGCCCATGACCGCTGGCTCGCCGAGCAGGACATCGAAACCAAGGCCCGCATGCAACGCGAAGGCCGTGAGCTACTCGAACAGCGCCAGGCGGACGCCGACGTCGCGGCGATGGCTGTCGTGAACTGCGGGCTGTGCGACGACGAGGGCTACCGCGGCCCCGTCGTCTGCGACCACGTCGACCGCACCGAAACCTCCGCCCGCGGTATGGCTGCTGTGCGCGCCGCGATCGAACGAGGCGGCGCATGAGCCGCCAGCGCTCCGAGCGTCGCCAGCGCACCAGGCTCGTGGCGTTGCGCCTGACACCCGAGGAGCACCAGGCTATTGCAGCTGCTGCCCATGCCCGCGAGGAGAGCCTCTCGCTGTTCATTCGGCTCGCGGCGATCGCATCGGCGGCGGCTCGATGACCGCGTTCACCGAGCTCCTCGCCCGCCACGCGCCTTACACCGACGGCCCAAACCGGCTGCTCTGCCACGAATGCGCCGACGGGCGCGGATCGGGCGAGTTCACGTCGACTGAGGCTTGGGTCGAGCATGTGGTCGCCGAGTTGGCCATGGCCGGTCTGAGGGTCACCACACGGAAACCAGCCAAGGTCGCCCAGCCGGAGACGATCTGGTGAGCGCCCAAAACACCCCTCGCGGGCACTGGGACGCCACCCAAAGGGCTCCAATCGCCCATTCGGCCGTCCCTAGCCCCGGAATCACCCACACAGATCGGATACGACCATGCCTGAAATGATCCAAGCCAACTGCTGCGGCGCCCGATGGACCGGACTCGGCGCCGCGCACTGCTCCGCTTGCCACCACACATTCACCAGCGCCGGCGCATTCGACCGACACCGCCGCAACGGAAAATGCCTACCACCGGAAACCATCGGCCTCGTCAAAGCTGACCGCGACTGGCCCGGTTGGTCATGGCCGGGCACATGGGCGGGACCACAATCCGCATGACAGCACCACAGCCCGAAACGACGAAGCGAATGTCTGCCAAACACCTCCGCCGAACCCTGTACTGGCTCGCGCTCGACTGGGTCCATTTGCAGGCCGTCTTCCCCAACCCCCCGAAAACTGAGGGCCGCACCGGGAAAGTTCAGGACTACGGACACCCGGCAGAGTGGGCGTCGGCGAAAGCCGCCGAAATCGTCGACATGATGACCTGCTGGCACGACTACCTCGCCGAGGAACGCAGCGAACGGCAACCCCGCCGCAAACGCATGGCCGTCAACAATGACGGCGACGACGTGTGGGCGTACGCCGTCAACCACAAACAACGCCTCGTCTCGGCGTGGAGATATCTCGAGCCGCGCTGCGAAATGCTCGTCGCCCTCGTCGACCACGACGCGCTGCGAGAGCTACCGGACCTGCATTACGGGATACGGCGAGCATTGGGCGCCACAACCCCCAAATACACGCTGCCAGTACCGTGCCCATCCAACGACTGCGGGTTGCGAACCTTGGTGCGCGTTCAGGGTGCAGGCCAGGATTTTATCTCCTGCGACGCGTGCGGGTACACGATCAAAGAGGTTCACTACCCGTTCCTGATCCGGCTCACATTGGATGCGGTGTTGGCGGAGGTCGCATGAAACCCAACTGTCCGAATTGGCCTGGGCATGTGTGCCCGTACCCCGAAACACAGTGCGGGAAAGCGTGCCTGGACGCGTGGGATGGGGATGATGGCTACGACCGAGTGGGCGACGTCTGGGTCTGGACGGGTCGAGAATCCACACAGCCCGACGTGCCTGTGCGGCTGACGTGACGCAACATTATCGGCGACCGAGACTGACAGGAGCAAACATGAGCGGACCAGTGTTCTGGCTCGTACTGGGCCTAGCGATTCCATTCCTTATGTGCCTAATGGTGAGCGAGCGATGAGCGGTGAAGATCGCCCCTGCGACTTCGCGACATGCGATGGGAACTGCGACTACGACGGACCCGACGACCCGGCAGACCGCATCGTGGCGCGATCCCACCAACTCCGCGAATGCGGCTTATGCGGAGCATTGGTAGATCGCACACCGGGCGTTGGGTGGCGGCATGTCGACCACACCGACTGTCGCTGGGGGCATCCGTCGCGTCCCGGTGTTCACCTGAGGCAAACGTGACGTACAAGCTAACGTGTCCAGGCTGCGACCGTTACACGTCGGCGCTGTTCCGGGCCTACGCAAATGGCGACCCGTGCCCGTATTGCGGGCGCTCCAGCTTAGGAGCGGCGTCGGAGCAGTACTATCGGCAGCTGCGAGCAAACCGAGACCGGCAATAAACGGTATTGACAATCAGTTGGATAGACGGTATCGTTAATCACATGAAAATCTACGCACACGCACCCGACGGCGGCGACATTCCCGGCTCACTTTGCGAAGGCGAAGGCGACACTGTCATCTACCGCGATCACGTTGACTGCCCGGAATGCCTCGACATTCTCGACGCCATGCCCGGTCACGGCGCTTACGACTGGGCGGCGATGGTCCGCACCACGGAAGCATTGCGGTCGGTGCGGTGACCCCCGCAGGCCGACCTGAGATCGGCACACCCATCAACGTCCGCGTCGGCGACGGCCTGCTCGCCGACATGGACGCCCGCGCATACAGCCTCGGCGTCAGTCGGGCATCGCTGATACGCAGCATGCTCAAAGCGGCGCAGGCCGAACTCGACGACGACACGATTGCGAGCTACTGATGCCCGCTACCGACCGCGCAATGGCCGCACTCGACATGCTCATGGCCGAATGGCTAGGCCCCTCTGCGCTGGGGAACCTATACGCCGACCGGGGCGACGAGCCGGTACGTGAGGCGATCCGCGCCATTGCCGAGGAGCAGGTGACTTTCCGGCCGCGACCTGCTACTTTCACACCTGCGGCAGTAGCACACCTATGCCCAAACAGCCCCCACGCCTCACGCATGGGGGTTTTCGCTGTTCCAAGGGAGCACGCCTTGCATGCAGTCCTCACCCCCGACGGCGCCCAACAGTTGCTCACCACCGCCCAAGCAGCCACACTCCTCGGCGTCACCGCAGCCACCATCCGCAAATGGGCGCAACTCGGCCACATCCACGCCACCGGCCTAGACCAAGCCGGCCGAAAACTCTATCGGCTCATCGACGTCGCCCAATACGAAAAAACCACCCGCATCCCATCCGGACGCGAAAACCGCGACAAACGACTCGGATACTGCATCCCCGCATAAGGATGGTCGCGATGCCCGAACCAACCCGCGCAACCCGCAACCTCACCCAAGACATCACCCACGCCCACCAGCAGCTGCAGCGGGCACGGTTGGACGGCGGATGCGACGCCATCCGGTTTTGGGTTGCCAGGCGGGATGAGCTACTTGAACGGTTCGGTGTGGCGACGATGTGCATCGGACGCTGACGACCTCGACAAGGACTGCCGCGGCCAACCGTTACTCGGTTGCGGCGAGGAAGACCATCGTCGCAGCCGCCCCGAACAGCACGATCAGGCTAGCGATCTGCAGCCACACGATGTGGAACACCATCCACGCGACGAAACCGCCGACCCCGACACGCACGCCCCATAAGACGGCTCGATCAACGACACGCACACCATGAGCTTGCACCATCGCACGACCGGCTGCGGGCGATACGAACAACAGGAGAGCGCCATATGACGATCATCTACTGCAAGGTGAGCGACGTCTGGTACGAGGCTTGGGGTGAGGACTTCGATACCGCAACCCGCATCATCGCGGCATTGCTGCCGCGGAAAGTCATCTGATCGCCCAGACCGAACGGATCATCGCCTACGCAGCAGCCGAGCTCGAGATGGCCGCGCTCAACCGGGAGCTGCGCGAGTATGCCGAACGCACCGCGACACCGGAGCAACGGTGGCCGCAGGCGTAGACACCAAGCCAGGCGTCGGACCATCCGAAGGCATCAACCGGTACTGGCTCGCCGGCGCAGGCTTAGCCAAGTGGGCGACCAACCCGAAACCCTGGACCACCCTGCACGCGCTGCTGCTGCAGTACATGTCACCAGCCAAAGCAGACGGCCTCACGACCGAGTACTACCGCCTCCACTTCGGCCACCTCCCGCCACACGGTGGACAGCACGGACACGACTGATGCCCCGCGCGCCACGCCGCTGCCCAGGCGACGACTACCACTGCCCAAACACCATCCGGTCAGGTAAGTACTGCCCAAACCACACGACAAGCTGGCAAGGACGCACCACAGGCCAAGGCCGCTACGTCTCACCGAAGGTCAAGGCTGCGGTCCGAGCCAGGGACAAGACGTGCCGGCTGAACTACCCAGTCATCTGCACCGGCGCGATCGACGAGATGGATCACCCAGACGGGTTGGCCGCGACTGGCAAGCCACGGACATCAGTGCTGACCGCCGGCGTCGTGCAAGGGGTTTGCCGGCCATGCCATCGGCGCAAGACGCAGCAGCAGGCACGCGCAGGACGGAACGGATGGAAGCGGCAGGCTGAGCGCCATCCCGGGCTGCTATAGCCGCTGGTCAGGGCCGGATGGTTAGCTGTATAGCCGCAGGTGAGAGCGGTAACACATAACCATACGCAAACATGCGGCCTGACCTGCGATAAAGGGCTGGGCGGGGAGGCCGGTCACACCTACTTGCAGGACCGGAACGCACTGGCAAATCCGAGATGTACGCAACCCCAGGAACCTCGCACCTCCTGACATAGGAGACCCCTGTATGCCGCCTACCAGTAAGGACCCGTCGACGCGGGTTCGCCGCAACAAGACGTCGACGCGTGCGGTGCTGACACCGGTGACGAACGCGAAGATTCCGCCGCTGCCGGTGCATATCAAGGACTGGTATCCGGTGGTGAGGGACTGGTGGAAGCGCTGTTGGTCGTCGCCGATGGTGCCTGAGTGGACCGAGTCTGACATCGATGCGCTGTATTTGGCGGCGCGGTTGCAGCAGCAGTTTTGGGATCCGGAGACTCCGGCGTCGACTCGGACGTCGACTGGTGGTGAGATCCGTCAGGTGCTCACCCAGTGTGGGCTAACCCCGATGTCCCGGCGAAGTTTGCAGTGGGAGATTGATCGCGGCGAGAGCGCGGCGCAGAAGACGGCGCAGCGCCGCGGTACGCCTCCAAAGAAAGCGGCGCCCAAGAAGGCCGATCCGAGGACCACGCGCCGTTTGTCGGTTGTGCCCTCCGCTGCTTCATAGCATCGAATGGACTTGATTGTTCCTCCGCTTGAGGACGAGCCGTTCCCGACGCTCGGCGACCAGGTGGGCGAGTTCCTCGAGGAGCGCGCTTGCCGCGGTCCGGGCAGTCTTAAGGGTGAACAGCTCGTCTTGTCTGAGGATGAGTGGCTGCTGTTGTACCGGGCGTATGAGGTGTGGCCGAAGGGTCATCGCCGTGAGGGGCGTCGTCGGTTCGACCGGGTGGTGTGGTCGATCCGCAAGGGTGGCTCGAAGACTGAGGATATGGCGCTGATCACGTTCGCTGAGCTGCATTCCGAGTCTCCGGTGCGGTTCAACGGGTTTAACCGTGACGGGTCGTTGAAGCAGGGGCGCCCGGTGCGCGATCCTTTTATTCCACTGCTGGCCAATACGAAGGATCAGGTCGAGAAGCTCGCGTACGGCGCGCTGATGGTGATTTGCGAGCAGGGCCGCGACTCTGAGCTGTTCGATATCGCGCTCGAGCGCATCATCCGCGTCGGGCCTGATGGTCGCGCTGATGGTGAGGCCGTTCCGGTTGCCAACGCGCCGAACGCCGCTGACGGTGGCCGCACGACGTTTCAGGGCTATGACGAGACGCACCGCTTGTATCTGCCGAACCACAAAGCCGCGATCCAGACGATGGAATCCAACCTCGGTAAACGCTTCGAGGAAGATCCGTGGTCGCTCGGGACGACGACGGCTGGTGAGCCAGGCCAAGATTCGCAGGCCGAGGACGACCATTTTGAGGCCGAGGCGATCGCCCGCGGCGAGGTGGCACGCCCGTCACTGTGCTACATCCACCGTCAGGCTTCTGACGGTTGGGATATGGACAAGTTCGAGGACCGTATCGAGGCGATCCGTGAGGCGTCCGGGCCGGAGTTGGCGGCGCGCTCGGATCTTGAGGCGCTGGCAGCACGGTGGGACCGGCCGCGGGCTGATCGCAACTACCTCGAGCGGGTGTGGACGAACCGCTGGACTCAGCAATCTGCGCAGGCATTCGACGTGAAGCGCTGGGACGCACTGTATATGCCGGGCCTCGTGATCCCGTTGCGCGCGTTGGTGACAATCGGTTTCGACGGCGCCCGGATGCGCGACTCGACCGGGTTCGTCGTCACTGACATCAAGACTGGCTTACAGCAGGAGGAAGGGCTGTGGGAGCGCCCGCACGACGCGGCTGATGGCTGGGAAGTCGACGAGCTTGAGGTCAACGAGAAGCGACGCGAGATTTTCAAGCGCTTCCGTGTTGTGAAGATGTTCGCCGATCCGCCGCACTGGAATTACACGGTGGGCGCGTGGGCGGCCCATCACCCAGACGTCGTTGAGGAGTTCTGGACCAACCAGAAGCGCCGGATGTTCAAGGCGCTCGAAGCCTATTGCGACGCAATCGAGTCCGGTGCTGTGAAGCACAACAGCTCCCCGGGTGATGAGAACAACCCGGCGGTCGGCAGCCTGACTCGGCACATCCATAACGCTGGCCGCCGAAGCACGAATCTGGTGGCCGATGATCAGACCGGGCAAAAGGTGTGGATTCTCTGCAAGATCCACCCGGAGCGCAAGTTCGACCTCGCCATGGCGGGGGTCCTGTCATGGCAGGCCCGCATGGACGTACTCGGGACGCTCCCGAAAGGCCGCCGACGTGTCCAACGGATCAGATAGGAGGGCCTTGTGACGTTAGCCCTCCAGGCCGTCGAGCCGACGCTCTCAATGGAGCAGGAAGCTAAGGTCCCGCAGTCCCCGGCGTGGTGGCTGAACTATCTGATGGCGCGCTTCAATGAGCGTGACCACACATTCGACGTCGACCTGGCGGTGCCCAATCAGAAGCAGCGCCCGGCGCGCCGCTATCTGACGCGGCGGCAGCGGATGAACCTGCTGTGGTCGTACTACATCGGGTCGCCGCCGCTGCCACAGGTGGTGGAGGGCTATTCGCACACCTTCCAGGAGGTGCTACGCAAGGCGCGGGCGTGTCTGGCGCCGATCGCGATCCAGTCGATTCTGGACCGGATGACGGTCAACGGCGTGTCGACGACGGTGGACAGCGACCCTGAGGGCGACGACATCGCCGCCGACATCTTCGAGAAGTCGAACCTGAAGGCCGCGATCAAGGATGCGCTGGCGTACCTGTTCGTGATGTCGGAGTCCTACCTGATGGCGGTGCCGGCCGACCCGGACGCGCTGGACAAGACACCGTTGATCACGGCGGAGGACCCGCGCTGGTGCATCGGGGAGCCCGATCAGCTCAACCCGAACCAGTTGCGGGCCGCGGTGAAGATCGGTTTCGACCCGGTGTTGCAGGTGGAGAAGGCGTGGCTGTTCCTCGACGGGAAACGTTACGAGGCGTCCCGCAAAACGTACGGGCTGATCAACACGTCCTACGAGTTGCACAGCGCGGCCGGGTTCGAGTGGGACGGTCCGCCGACGGAGATGCCGGAGATCGCTGGGGTGGGCCCGGTGCCGATCGTGCGGTTCGTGAACGCGCGGGGGATGGGCGAGTTCGAGCCCAACCTGGACTTGTTGGACCGGATCAACGACACGATTCTGCAGCGGATCGTCATCACCTGGTATCAGTCGTTTCGGCAGCGGGCGATCATCGGCGACGAAGAGGGTGAAGACGAGGGCGACGATCCCGAGGATATATCGCTGGATGACGTGTTCAAGGCCGACCCGGGGGCGTTGTGGCGGGTTCCGAAGGGCTTCACGTTCTGGGAGTCGTCCATCACCGACATCAACGGCGTCCTGCAATCGATCATCAACGACATGAAGGAATTCGCGCTGTGCACCGGCACCCCGATGTACATGGTGATCCCGGATTCGGCGAACCAGACCGCCCAAGGCACTGAGGCGCAGCAGGAGGGTGTGGTCAACAAGGCCACCGACCGCCGCGACCGCACCGTCACCGGGCTACATCAGGTGATGCGCTACGCGTTCGCGTTCGCCGGCGTCCCGCAGCGGGCGGACGGTATGCGGATTCTGTGGGGGCCGTTGAAGCTGCGCACTTTGGCGGAGATGTCTGATGCGGTGTCGAAAACCAAGGGCCTACTGTCGCGGGAGCGCCAGATGGTGACGCTGCTGAACTTCACGCCCGACGAGGCCGCCGAGAACAATCAGGAGCTGCTGAGTGATCAGCTGCTCGACGCGCAGCTGACGGTCGCGCCGCCGCCTGCGAACATCCGGCTCACCGAGAACGTCACCGAGAAGGCGCCCGGGCAGGCGCAGTCGGCGTCGGGGCAGCCCGCAGGTCCCGTGCGGCCGCCGGCGGTTCCCTAGCTCGTGACCGCAAAGTTGTAGTAGCATGACTTTCCAAAGCGAAGTGCCGGTCAATATCGGTGTTTCGGCTCCTGCGGAGCGCCCACACATCGTGTGGATGACTCTTTTACGCAGCCGCAGGAGCGAGTCATGCCAAACGAACACCTCATCCGTCGATACCCAGACTCCTATGAGCGGTATCACCGAACTCTGCACCGCTACATCGGCCGTGCACGTAACGCGTGTATGACGGCCATAGATATCGATCAGGTCGAGCACTGCTTCGCCTGTGCGAAGCCGGTAGCACTGATCGAGCGCACTCGGTCATGGGGCGACAAGCCAACCGGGATAACAGAGGATCTGGCGCACGCGAGAGGCATCCCGGCGTTCCTGGTTAGGTACAAAGACGATCTCGATGAGCCGACTGATGACTGCCGGTTCTGGGTGGTGGATCTACCTGAACGGAAAACGGAAACGCCGATGTCACCGTTCCTATTCGCCAATTGGCTGTGGCGACTACGGCTTCCGCATTGGCGTGAAGATCGATGCGAAGGCGCGGCCTGGGCTCTCGGGTTACCGCGCAATGATGAAGCGTCGCAACTGGAGCTGTTCTAATGACCGTGACAAGCTCTCGCCACAAGCGTCGTCGGGACGCTCGCTATGACGTCGTGAAGATGACCAAAAAGGCGCGCGCTGCCAGACGTGAGGCGCTGATCTTCGCCAACCAGTTCACGGACTTGATGTACGAGATCGGCCGGGAACTATCCCAACCATGCTTGGAACACCTCCGCTGGATAAAGGAAACACCCGCGGACTACAAAGGTGTCAATATCAGCCAAGACGCGTCCCCTGTCCGTCTGAAGTGGAGCCGAAGGCACGCTGAGTTTCAGATGAAACACTGGGGCATTGAGCGGAGCTTCATGGAAGCCATCCTCCTGGTGTGGCTGACTGAGCCAGACCCAGTTCTAGCCTGTTCGCTAGAAGGCATCATCGTCAGAGACGTACGCGCTGATCTAGCTACGCTAAGTGATCGCGCGCTCGGTAAAATCCCAGTTGCGGCGCGCGAGGTGTGGCAGACGTGACTGCACCGGTCACCCCGGCCGACGCTGCGGTGACCGCGGCTGCGCTGATCGCGGCCAGCCAGGGCACCGACCCGGTCGCGTACACGGTCGCCGGCGTATCGCTAGCCACCGCCGCGACCATCGCGAGCATCACTACCCGCACTAAGGCGGTGCTGCAGCGGTTGTGGCTGCCAGTCGACCCCTATCAGGATCGCCAGGTTGCCGCGTTCGTGAAGCAGGCCGACCCGATCCTGGTGGCCGCGCAGAAGGCCACCGCCCAGACCGCGGCGGCAGCGCAGACCACGATGCTGCGGTCGATGGGCGTGAACGCAGCTGTCGTGCCGAAGCTGCCCGACGACATCCGGGTGCCACACGCTAAGCGGGTGGTCATCACCTACAGCGAGTCGGACACCGAACCGAACATCGATGTCACTGTCACACCCAGTGACGCAACCAACGCATCGCTGCTTGAGCGGCCCGCGCGGACGCTGCGCTGGTCGGAGTCAGTCGGTACGAGCAGCGACAGGGCGCGGGCGGCCTCGGTCATCCGTCTTGATGACATTGTGGACGGCAACCTGGTGATCGCGCAGCGCGACGCCGAGCACCAAGCTTTGAACGCGACGATCATCGACTATCAAGGCCAAGCCACGACCCGGTCGCGAACCAAGACCCGCACGGGTGCCCGGATCATCGGGTTCCGCCGCATCATCCACCCAGAGTTCTCCACAGGCGGGGTATGCGGGCTGTGCGTCGCGGCGTCGGATCGGATCTATCACCGAGAAACGTTGCGGCCGATACACTTACGGTGCGTTGTTCCGGGGACGCTAGTTTCTGGACCTCCTAGTCAGGTCGGTTACCGGCGGTACTATGAGGGTGAACTTGTCACCCTCGTCACCGCCGCTGGCCACCAGCTTTCCATCACCCCGAAGCACCCAGTACTGACCGACCGTGGCTGGGTGCAAGCGGGCCTCCTGAATATAGGAGACAAGCTCGTCAGCTCCGTCAGGGCTGATCGGAGCGTCGTTACCGGACCAGATGAAGATCATGTGCCAGCCCGCATTGAGGATGTCGTGCGTGCGCTCGGCATGGAAGCGTCGGCGACTAGGTTGCGAATGCCAGTGGCCGCCGAGGAGTTCCACGGCGACGGGTTCAATTCCGAAGTCGACGTTGTAGCGGTCGACCCGTTTTTCGGGGATGAAGTCAATACCGCGCTCACGCAGCCATTGGCCGAGGAGTATTTCACCAGCGCTGCGGCGACGCGTGCCAGCGATGGCGTGCTGCTCGATCGCCTCGGCGCGGCGCCACTTCTCGTCCCGGCCGACGGTCCTTCCCCTCGTCGCAGCATGGGCGTTGGCGGCCTGGGCTTCTCGTTGTGCCGGACTCATCGCCGCCGCCTTGATCAGGCTGGCTTCTCGACTGGTTCGGATGGGCAACCCGCGCTTCTTCAGCCAACGAATGACCAGCGGTCGCGAGACGCCGTAATGCTTGGCCATCGCCTGGACGGACTGACCTTCGGCGTAACGACCGGAAAGGTCGGTGGGCATCGGAATGGTCTGGGTACTTGGGTATGTCCTTCGCGGAAGTTCGATCCCACGGTTTCTGACCGCGACCCTGAGAGATTCGCCGTCTTTACCAAGCTCGGCACCGATCTTCGCGAACGACTTTCCAGCTCTGTACATCTCGACACACTGATCGATAAACGCGTCGGGGTATGGCGCGGGCATGTTCTAAACCTCGAAACAGTTGAGGGCTGGTACAGCGCCAATTCTATCACGGTTAGCAACTGTAAATGCACGTCTGCGCCGGTGACCGCGACATATGATCCCGGTCTTAACCTGAACGACTCCGACATCAAGCGGCTAAAGACCGAGGCGGGTTCCAATTCGGCAGCCGACTTGAAGCGCACCCGATACACCGTCGCCTACAACGAGCTCGGACCAGTCCTGGTCCCCGCCGATGGTGAATCGGTGCCGTACTTCACGCCGATGACCGAGGCTGCATAAGTCTTCCCGCGCTGCGGGATTGAACGCCCACCTGGCATGGGTGGTGTTCCTCGTTTCCTGACACAGGAGAATCATGACCCAACCCGCTGCACCCACCCCACCGGCAGCACCGCCAGTTCCCGGTCCGCCAGCTCCAGCGCCTGCCGCGCCCGCAGCTCCGACCGCGCCAGCACCTCCCGCTGCGGACAAGGGGTTCCCCGAGGGCACGCCGCTGGTGGAGATGACCGAGGCTCAGCGGACGGCCTACTGGCAGCATTATGCAAGAAAGCACGAGGACACCGTCAAGGGGTTCAACGGCTTAACTCCGCAGCAGGTCAAGGACATGCAGACGGAGAACGACGCGCTGCGGACCGCGCAGATGTCGGCCAGCGACAAGGCGCTCGACGCGGCCCGCAAAGAAGCCGCGAAGACCGCAGCTGAGGCCGCGAGGGCCGAGTATCTTCCGCAGATGCAGCAGCTGCAAGTGAAAGCCATTGCCTCCCAAGTCATTCAGGGAGACAAGTTGAACGCGTTCCTGGCCATCGTGGACCCCTCGAAGTTGGTGGGGGCCGACGGTGCTGTGGACGAAACGATGGTGATGGGACACCTCACCGCGATGTACGGGGCTCAGCAGCCCCAAGGCGCCACCCCTGGTCAGCGTTGGCAGAACGCCGGTCAGTTCTCACCGCCGCCGCCAGGGGCGAAACCCGGAGCAGCCGGATCAGCCGAAGCCGCAAGGCGCTTCGGAGCGAAAACCACCTAGTTAAGGAGCACGTATGTCGACCGACATTTCGTTGCAGAAGACGACCTATCAGGTCGGCAACAGGTCGTGGCTTCTGGCCACACCGGACTACAAGCCCAACGTCACACTGGACACCTCACTATTCGTCGCCACCGCGACGAATGAGGTTCAGACCGTCACCATCGGCGGCGGCGCCACCGGCGGTACTTTCCCGTTGACGTTCAACGGTCAAACCGCCTCCGGTATCGCGTGGAACGCCACCATCGGCGCGGTGCAGACCGCTTTGGCGGCGCTGTCCACCGTGGGCGCCGGCAACGTCGCGGTCACCGGCTCAGCCGGTGCCTACACCGTCACGTTCCAGGGCGCGTTGGCGGGCATCAACGTTCCGCAGATGACCACCAGCGCCGCCAGCCTCACCGGCGGTACACCCACGGCGGTCGTCGCGACCGGCACCGGCGGTGTGGTCGCGCACTACCCCAACGGGTTCATCCCGTCGGGCACGGTCATCGGTCTGGTCACCTCGACCGGGCTGTTCGGCCCGTACGACGACGGCGCCTCCGACGGTCGCCAGACCGCCTACGGCCTGACATACGGAGACTGCCGGGTGATCCGCCAGAACGGCACCACGGCGGCCAAGGTCGGCACCGGTGCGGTCGTGTACGACACGGCGGTGTCCGTCGCCAAACTCCCGTTCCAGGCCGGTCCGGGTTCCATCGATGCCAACGGCAAGGCCGATCTCAACCAGATCCGCTGGGAGGCGTAAATCATGGCCCTTTTCCTGGACGGCCCACTGCCGCTCGAAGATGTCATCACGTTCACTCAACAGGTTCCTCTGCCGTCGAACAACAAGCTGACACAGATGTTCCCGACGCGGCACTACGCCACCGACGAGATCGACATGGCCATCATCACCCAAACCAACCGGGCCGCGAAGTACCGTAACTGGGACGGCGCGTTCTGGACGGCCCCGCGCGACACCGGCCTGGAGAAGCGCGTCAAGATGCTTCCCCTGGGTGCCCGCTCCAGCGAGATCGGCGAGTACGAACGCCGCCAGATCGAGTTCGCCGCCGTCGGTGGAACCATCCAGTCGATCCTGCACCAGGCCATCTACAACGACCTGGAAAACCAGACGCACTACGTGCAGAACCGCGTCGAATTGGCGTGGGGCGACGTTCTTTCCGACGGCATACTCACCATCAACGAGAACGGTGTCCAGCAGCAACTGGACTTCGGGATCCCCACCAACCAGGTGGTCACCCCGGCTGGCGCATTGTGGTCGGACACCGCGAACTCCAATCCGCTGATCGACCTGGAGGCGTGGTACGACATCTACGTCGCCCTCAACGGTTCGGGGCCCGGCCAGTTCCTGTGCTCGCTGACCACGGCGCGGCAGTTGCAGTCCAACACCCATCTGATCAACCAGATCCGTGGTGCTCAGACCGGTGTCACCAACGTGACACTGGCTGAGATCTCCGGGCTGTTCAACAGCTACGATCTGCCGTCGATCTCGATGGACAACGTCTACAACAGCTTCTTCGATGTGGACGGTGTCAAGACCGCGCCGCTGGCCGCGAACAAGTTCCTGTTCCTCCCGACGGACATGGGCGAGCTCGGGTTCACCGCGTGGGGCACCCCGACGACGGTGATGGAGCTGAACGCCAACAACGTTCAGGTCGAGACCGCCGCGGGCATCATCGGCATCCTCGTGCGTGAGGAGGCACCGCCGTTCAACAAAACCACCTATGTGGATGCGGTGTCGCTGCCGGTGCTGGCCGATCCGCGCAAGCTGCTCGTCGCCACGGTTGCCTGATGCGTATCGGTGGACAGTTCGCAGTCCATCTCATGAAGGACGGTGTCACACAGACCTTCATGCCCGGCGATGTTGTGCCGGAATGGGCGGCCACGCTGATCACCAACCCTAATGTGCTGGCTGTAGACGATGTTGAGGGCGAGCCGTCAGGCTCGTCTGATTCTCCGCCGCCACGCGCGGGCAAAGGGTCAGGTCTGCAACCGTGGGCCGACTACGCAACGGCCAACGGCGTCGAGTTCGAGGATGGCGCAGGCCGTGACGAGATCGTGGCGGCCTGCGAGGACGCCGGGGTTGCGGTCGGCTGATGGGCCTGTTCGCATCCTTCGACGACGTCGCATTGCGGTATGTCGAAGGCGAGTTCCCCGACGATAAACAGGACTGGGCCGAAGCCAAGATCGACGACGCCGAGGGCATGCTGACCACACTGATTCCGTCGCTGCTAGATCCGATGAAGACGAGTCCGGCGCGGGCGGCCAACGCGAAAGCCGCTGTGTGTCAGGCGGTGTTGCGGGTGTACCGCAACCCGGGCGGCTTCCGGTCGGAGGGGATGGAAACCGACAACGCGGCCCGTTCTACCGCCACGGAGACTGGGCAGCTGTGTTTCACCCCTGACGAGTTGGATTCGGTGCGGTTGCGGTCCAAGAAACGCGGTTTCGGCACGATCAAGGTCGGCGCGTGGAATGCGGTGCGCAATGTGCGCGACGCCGTCCAGGAACCTGATTGGCCGCGCGAGCCGTTCCAGTCGCCGCTGGACTGGTGATCGAATGCCGCTGTCCGTCATCAACTTTCAGACGGTCACCCCGACGCGGGTCGTCGACGAGGCCAACAACATCCGAACCAATCTTGCACCGATCGATGTGCACGTGTTCCTCGATGCGCCTCAGCGGGTCGACGAGCGCGGCAAACGCTGGATTCAGAACGGTCGAATCCGAGTCCGTGAAGGTGCCGATCTGCAGGACGGCGACGAAATACCACTGGCAGAGGGAACATTCGGCGTCATCGGCGGTCCCGGCATGAACCGCGGTAACGCCATCACCGGCACCGATTTCGGCTGGGTCCGTTACCAGATCCGCAAGGGCGGCTAGCTGTGGAAGTCGACATTCCCGAGCCCAATAAGGGGCTCGGTGAGTGGTTGCTGAGCAGCGACTGCCGCCGTGCGGTTGAGGAGCGCGCCAACATGGCGATGCTGCTGTATCAGGCCACGGTGGCCAAACGCACCGGGGCTCTGGCGGCTTCGGCGCACGCCACCACGGAGATTGGCGGGGCACGTTCGGACCGACACATCGGGGTGCTGCTCGTCGGTGGCCGCGGTGTGGATTACGGGTTGGCGCACGAGTTTGGGGTCGGCGATCACCCAGCGTCGGTGCATAACCTCGATGGCGAGCAGCGCGTCGACCCGGCGGCTGATGATCTGCAGCGGGTGCTTGAGGAACTGCACGCGTTCTGATGGCCATCACCTACCCGGCCTGGTACAAGGGCGGCTACCCAGACGTCGAGGTGCTGGTCGAAACCCTGTTCACCCCACTGATTACCGGTGTCACACCGGTGCATTGGTGGCCCGCTGAGGCCGATATCGAAACCACGCTTGCTGCGGGCGGCGGGTATCTGTCGATCTACCGCACCGGCGGCAAGATCAACCACGACCAGAAACGCGACGAACCTAACGTGCAGTTCGTGGCATTGACCAAGTCGCGTGACGAGTCGTGGAAGCTGATCGAGTTCATCCGCCAGGTGCTCTCGAAGTTTGAAGAGTCTGAGGCCGTCGTGCCGGGGACGAATAACCAATTGGGTTGTCTCGGTGAGATTCTCGGCCCGCAGCTGACCCGCGCGGAAATGAGGGACGAAAGGATCGTCCCGGTGACCTTCACGCTTCTCACCCGGAAGCCCGGAGGACTCGGTAACTATCACGAGGCTCTCGGCCTCTAATCGGAAGGCAACAAATCATGGCCATTGCATTCGACTTCGCTCAGCCTGACCTCGAGCTGTGGGCGGCCGACAGCCGCGTCTACCACGCGCCGTTCAGCGGCACTACTCCGCTGCTCACTCTGGAGGATCCGGCCGCCGGCGGTATCGATCGGACGAAGATCGGCGCGGGCACCAAGTTCGCGTATGTCGGCAACTATGAGAAGAAGGCCGGCGTCAAGCTGTCGAACAAGCCGACGATCAACAAGATCATGTCGGCGGGACGTGGTTCACCGACCGCCTACATTCCGTCGGAGGCGGAGAAGGGCATCACCTACGATCCGCAGCAGCTGAACCTGCTGAACCTTCAGTTGGCGTGGGGGTTTACCCCGTCGGCGATCTCGACGGTGTCGAGCAAGGGTGGTTTCACGATCGGGTTGCCGGAGCTTCCGGCGATGTCGCAGTGGCGCACCGTCGTGTTGGCGCAGACCACGTACAACGCCAAGGATGTGTTCTTCTACTGGATCGCGAACAAGTCGCTAGTGTCAGACCGTCAGGACATCAACGTTCTGGACTCCGACACGTTGAATCACCCTGTGTCGCTCGGGTTCCTGACTGATCCGTCGGTGGGTGTGCCGGTGATCTTCGGTATGTGCGGCGCAGGTCTGCAGGATCTGGTGGCGGCGACTTCGGATGGCAGCCTGTATCAGGCGAGTACCGCGACGACAATCGCTCCGACGACGAAGGCGCTGACGGTGGCCGTGGGCGCGAATCACACCCAGCAGCTGACGGTGACCGATTCGAACGGTGTGGATCGCACCGCGACAGCCACCTACCTGTCGTCGGATGTGACGAAGGTGACGGTGTCGGCGACCGGTCTGATGACCGCTGTGGCGACGGGTACGGGCATCAACGTCACTGCAACCTATGGTGCGTTCACGTCGCCGCCCTGCGTCTGCTCGATCACGTAAACCCCCCACGCCCCGCCACGCTGCTGCCTACTTCCCCGAGGTAGGAGCGTGGCGGGGTGCCTCCATGTCTCTGAAAGGTCCGCGCAATGCCTGCAGCCAAGAAGAAGTCGGCCGCACCAATGATCCCGAGCGCTCCGGTCGCCGATATCGCGTCGTTCGGGGTCCCCTCGGAGCGGTTGATGAAGCTGTCGATCGACTCGAAGGTCCCCGACGCCTATCCGGTGACGGACCGGATTTCGGTGGCACCGTTGACGAAGAAGCGCGGCACCGCTTTGCGTGAGGCGCACATGTCGATCCTCGTCTACCAGACGCTGCTGAGTGAGGCGATGCGGCAGTCCAACACCGCGCCCATCCCGCCGGGACCGGACGCCAGCGAGGAAGAGGCAGCGGCCCACGCCGACGCGGTCGCGGCCTGGGAAGCCTCGATCAAGAACAACGAGGAAGTCATGCAGGCGTTGTCGCAGAACATCACCGACGCCGAAGCCGCCTACAACAAAGCGTTCTTCGGCGACGCGCACGACGACGTGATGGCCTACTTCGAGCACCAGCCGCAGAAGCTGTGGGACGCGTTCGTGACCGACATCAAGGCCGATTTCCTGCCCGCCATGCCCACCGGCGGCGTGTGCCCGACGTGCGGGAATGTGGAGGACCAGGAAGAAGCGGGAAAACCGCCCGCGTCCTCGACTTCATCAACAACTACTGGGACGCCCTAGAAAAAGACTTCGCCAGCCGCGGGTTCGATGCCCGCGACTGGATACGCGGACTCAAGCCGTGGGACCAGTTTTACAACTACTGCGACATGTTCTCCAACACCGAGGGCTCCTGGCTGCAGGAAGCCCAAGCGCTCGATGACCGGCATCTAGCGGAGTGGGAGCAGCTCCATGAGAAGGCGATGCGCTCCAAGCGGAGTCGGCCGCGGATGGCGGGCTTCGACTCGTATCTCTCGGAGCTTCGGCAGATCCACAACACGATCCGCGCCTATATGCAGATGTCCCTCTTGGACGGTCCTGCGTCGCCGATGGACCGGATCAAGGAACGCAAGAAGGCGCTCAGCGATCAGCGTCTCGATGAGCTCGGGCTATGACAACGACGACAACAGGGAGGTGAGCTGAAATCGCAACCTTCGACGCCGGTAGCGCCAGGCTCACCGTTATACCCGACCTCTCCTCGTTCAAGGCCAAGCTCGAAGCGGAGATGAAGAAGATCCGCGCCGAGTACGCGTTGCATGTCACTGCCGACTTTGCGCAGGCGCGTGCGGATATTGACCGTTTCCGAGAAGAGCAGCAGCGCCACGGGATTGGTATCGGCGTCGACATGGCGCTCGCGAGGGCCAAGGCGGATATGGATGCGTTCCGCGCCCGCCAGGAGAGCAACGACGTCACTGTCAAGGTGAAGACGAAGACTGATACGTCGGACCTCGATAAGTTCCTGAAGAAGCTGGGTGATCTGCCGGCCGGACCGGGCGGTAACGCGCTGCAGTTCGGTGGTGCGCTCGCTTTGGTTGGGGAGCTTCCGGCGGCGACGACGGCGGTCGCGCAGTTCGCGGGCGCGTTGCAGCAGCTGGCCGGTGCGGGGCTGGCGGTTCCGGGCATTCTGGCTGGTATCGGGGCGTCGGTCGGCACACTCGTGCTGGGGCTCTCGGGCATCAGTGATGCGTACACGGCGGTCACGAAGGCCTCGCAGGATTCGGCGCAGAATCAGGCGCAGAACGCCCAGCAAGCTATCGCCGCCAACAATGCTCACCGCAACGCCGTCGTCGATGAGGCGCAGGCGGAGAAGGATCGTTCCCGCGCGGTGCGCGACGCCACCCAGCAGCTGGAGGATCTGAACCTGCAGTTGCGGGGCGGGCAGATCTCTGAGGCGCAGGCGGCCAACAATGCGCTGCGTCAGCGCCGCGATCTGCAGAAGGATTTGGCGACCGGGCAGATCAAGGACCAGATCGACTTGCAGGGGCGGTTGCTTGATATTCAGTCGGCCGACCAGTCGGTTGCCGATGCGCATCAGCGCAACATCGAGTTGCAGGCCAAAGCCAACGACGAAAACGCTAAGGGCGTCACGAATTCCGACTTGGTGGTGGCAGCTAATCAGCGGGTGACGCGGTCGTTGGAGACGGTGCAGTCGACGCAGGCCGCACTCGATCAGCAGGCGCAGGGTTCTACGTCGCAGCGCGCGGCGGCGTTCGCGCTGTCGCAGCTCTCGGCCAACGGGCAGGAACTCGTCAAGACGCTGGCTGAGTTGCGGCCGCAGTTCCAGGCTTTCCAGGGCAGCATCCAAGACAACCTGCTTGCGGGTGTGTCGCAGTCGATCAAAAGCCTTGTGGCGGCGGATCTGCCGAACTTGAAGACCGGTATGGGCAACATCGCCACCGCCTGGAATGGGATTCTGAAGCAGCTCGGCATGTCGCTGTCTTCGGACTCATCGAAGGGCTTCCTGGATCATATTCTCGGGAACACGGCCGACGCGCAGAACCGTTTGAAGGCCGCTGTCGATCCGATAGTGCACGTGCTCGGGGTGCTCTCGGCTGCAGGCTCGAACACGTTGCCGCGTTTGGTTGATGACTTCGACAAGCTGGCTGACCGGTTCGACAAGTTCATCTCCGCCGCCGACAAGGACGGGCGTCTGGATAAGTGGATCAACGACGGCATCACCGGTTTCGAGCAGGTCGGCAACATTCTGCTGAACCTCGGTAAGTCGTTCACTGATATCACGAGGGCTGCGGGCGGTGGCGAGGGCTTGTGGGGGACGATCGAGAAGGCGACTGGGAAGCTGCACGAGTTCCTGTCGTCGACGGAGGGGCAGAACAAGCTCAAGCAGTGGTTCGCCGAGGGCCGCGATGAGATCAACAACCACATCATCCCGCTGCTGCAAGCCCTGCCCGGGTTGTTCAAGGGCATCGTCGACGCCGGTACTCAGATCGCGGATGTTGTTGTGCCACCGTTGCGGGATATCAGCAAGTTCCTCGGCGAGCATCCGAAGCTGATCCAGGACATTGTTATTGCATTCGCCGCGTGGAAGACCATAGCCGGTGTCTCCAGCCTGATCGGTGATCTGGAGAAGATCTCGGGTCTGCTTGGCATCGCCGGAACAGGTAAGGGCGGCAAGGGCGGGAAGGGAATACTTGGCAAGATCGGGCTGATCTCGATCGCCGGGGTCGCACTTAACGCGCTGCTCGACGACAGCAGCACCCCGCCTGCCCCGCCCGGTGCTCCCCCCTCGGATCAGGGTCTGCCATCGGGTCAAGTCCCCACGGGGCAACTTCCGGCTGGGCAGGCAACACCCTTCGGGCAAGTACCAGTCTTACCGCCAAAGGACGTGGCCTCCGTTGTCGCCGGGGCGGCTGTCGGAGCAGTCACCGGCGGCCCTGCGGGCGCTGCCGCGGGGGCGTTCGCAGCCGAGCCGGGCGTATCGCCATCGAACCTGCCGCAAGCCCAAAAGGACTTACAGACACTGCTGCAGGCCATTCCGCAGCTGAATGATGACAACCTGAAGCCGATAGCGGATGCCCTTGGCGTTAGCGTCGGCGACCTGCGGAAGATGCCCCGCGACGAGTTGATCAAGCGGTACAACGCAGCGATTGCGACGGGCGCACCACCACCCGCGCAAGATCCGACGCACGGCCTGTTGACACCGCCCGGCTTCACTACTGGTGGTGTGCTTCCCGGCTATTCGCCCGGTAAGGACAACCTGCTGGGGGTGGTCAACGGCAATGCGATCAAGCTGGCTGGCGGTGAGGGAATCATCCGGCCGGAGGTCGTCCGCAAGATCGGCCCCGCAGCCATTCACGCGCTCAATGGGTTCGCGGGCGGCGCTGTCATCGACCAGTTCGGCAACCCCGTCGACCCAGGCATGCTCCTAGGTCCGTCGACACCGATGCCAGACCCATCGGCCCCGATCGCCCCCAACCCGTCAGGTGGCGGGGCGCTTCCGGCGATTCAGACGGCTATTGGAGGGTTGCAGGGTCCGCTGAGTGGCCTGGTTTCCGGCGCGGTTAATGGGAGCGGCATCCCCGGTCTCAGCTCAATCCCCGGCCTCGGCGGAATACCAGGCGCCACACCGGGCGCAGCAGGGCTCACCCCCGGGCTGGCCGGGCTCGCGCAAGCCGGGAACAACCCGAACGCACAGGCCGCCTGGCAATCTCAAACCGCCAGCTATCTAGGCAACTGGGGCGGCCAACTCCTCGCCGGGCTCGGCTCAGCGTTCTACACCGGCATCCTCGGTTTCTTCGGGCTCGGTAATTCGATCCTCTCGCCAAGCAATCCGTGGTTCCAGGACGCGACGAAGAGTCTCGGGGGCCTGGGCGCCCTCGGGCTGGGCGGAACTCCGGGCGGCACACCGGCGCTCGGAACGCAAACCATCACGCTCGGCGATGGGTCGACGGTTCAGATCCCGACGTTCGGGACGTCAACCGGCGTCCCCGGCGTCCCCGGCGCTCCCCGCGCCGTGGCGCCTTCCGGGCCGGGATCTCAGGCCGCGATCAACGCCGCCAACCAGCTTGCGGGCAAGCCCTACATCGCGGGCGGTCACATCGGCCCAGACGGCACCGACTGCTCCGGGCTCGTGTCCTGGGTTGTCAACGCCTACACCGGAAACCCCGGGTCCACCAACCGGACGGCGACACCCACCGAAGGACCGTGGCTGGCCGCCAAGGGTGCGGTCATCGTCACCGACCCAAGCCAGATACCGCCCGGCGTGCTCGCCATCGGATGGAATGCCAGCCACACTGCCGGAACACTGCCCAACGGCAACAACTTCGAGTCATCGACGCCGGGCGCCCCGATCGTCGTCGGCCCCAACGCGTCCGGGTATCGCTCCAAGCAGTTCACCAACTGGGCGTATTTCCCCGCCGCCGCATCGGCACCGGCCAACGTCTCGGTGCCGGGCCAGGATGCGCAGCAGCCGTTCAAGCCGTCCGATGTGCCGCCGACGTCACTACAACCAAGCGCGTTTCTCGGCGCTGGAACCCCGGACGCCGCCGGTGAGTACGCCAATCCGCCATATCAGGGCGGCAAGGATTGGACGTGGGATCCGGCAACGACCAGGTGGAAACCACCGGCTGCGCCCGCGACGGTCCATGACGTCGGCGGCTGGCATATGCCGGATGAGCTCTCCCTGAACTTAACAAAGAAGCCTGAAGCCGTTCTCACACCCGATGAGTCCAAGGCTCATATCCAGTTGGCGCAGGCCGCGGTGGCGCAGCAGAAGCAGCCGCGCCCGCAGGTCCCAGACGCGCATCTGATGCAGCCACCACCGGCCCCGGCTCAGGTCGCGCCGACACCCGCGCAGCAGGAACCGCAAGCAGCTCCTCCGCCGCCCGCGCAGGTCGCGCCCACCGGCGGGCCGGCGCCCATCGGAGCCGGAGCGACATCTGACGATCACCTGCTGCCTGCGGTGTCGACCGGCATCCAATCCGGGTTCGCCGCAGCCGGTAACGCAGTCAGCGCCATCGCGGGCGCGCTTAGTGGTGGTGCGGGCGGTGGTGGCGGCCTAATCCAGGGCGGATTCGCACAGTTGGGCAAGATCGCCACCGGCTTCGCCAATGTGGGCGCCTCCATGCTCGTCGGCTCGGTCCCCGGCTCCTTCGGCGACCCGAACCTGCCCGCAGGCGGGGCGACGCTCCGGCCGCCCCAAATGACGCCGCACACCGCGCCGCTGGGCAACAACTACATCTTCAACGGCATCGAGTCCGAAAAGGTGGTCGACGAACTGCGCTTGAAGGATGCCCAGGACCAGCAAGCCCTGCTTGCCACGAGCCGCGGCTGATGTACCTGCGCCAAGGGAACATGATCGCCATCGAAGGCGTCAACGGCGATCACTGCATCATCCAACCCGCCGAATACTCGTGGGGCCCATTCCTCGCCCCCAAGTCGACCGGCCTGTTCGATATGCCGTTCCAATCCAACTGGGGCATCGGACCGTTCGGGCAGTTCTTCCAATCCTGGAAGCCCAAACGCCGCGACGTCGTCTGGACAACCCATGTGCTCAACCCCGACACCGGGCTCGTCATCGACGAGGACTCCGACCTGTGGTCAAACGTCTACTCCCGCTACCGCAACCTGTTCTCCCCGGCGCAAGAGGCGCAGGTGGTGTACAGCAGCCCAGACGGGGACCGCAGGTTAGGGATACGGCAGCTGCAGGCGCCCCAGTCGATGACGTCGCAGAACTTCGAGGGCCGCGACCCCAGGCTGTTTCCGTACGCGTCGATCGTGCAGACGGTGGGCTGCGAACTTCCGTTCTACGTCGGCGCCTCCCAGTCCTATTCGTGGGAGACACCGGCATCGGGCAACTTTTGGTTCAACCTGCCGTATTTCAACCCCGCCTCCATCGACATCTGGCCCGAATGGGATGTCGACGGCGGGGCAACCTGGACGCTGCCCGACTACTCGTTCGGCAACGAAGCTTACGGCCGCGGAGTCAACGACCTCGGCAAAACGGTTCCGATCCCGACGCTGCTGCCGGGCGAGAACTCGACGGTGATGAGCCGCCCCGACATGGAGTGGATCCTGTCGGAGTGGGAGACCACACCCGGACAGCGCTCACCGGGTCTGCGGCACGAGTATCCGATCCCTCCCGGTAAGGGATCCAGCGCCTCGGCCGGCCCCGATGCGGGCTGTGTGGTGCGCTGCGTGGGCGCCGTGTCGGCCGGGCTCGGCTGCACGCTGACGTTGCCCCGCTGGTACGCCGAACCGTTCTCCACACCGAGGCTCGTGTGAGCACCGCGACTCTCGAGCGCACACGGGAGGCGACTGACGAGATCCGGCGTCGCCGTAAGTGCCTGCAGCGGGCGCAAACCGAAATCTCGCTGTACTCCAATGTTCCTAGCCAGACCGGGCTGGTGCCGCGCGGGCGACTGAACGTCAACGACCTGGTGAAGCACGACTGGCCGGAGAAGAAGAACGTTTCAGCGTCCGGCTATTTCACGGTGCGGGCCAATCACTTCCTGGCCAAGCTGATCATGAAGATCCCGAACAACCCGAACGAGTGCAAGAACCTCGTCATCCGGGTTGACCGTTACGGCGGCCAGTGGAGATGGACGGGGCTGCTGCATCACTGGACCGTCGAAACCAAGAACGGTGTCGACTACCTGACGGCCAGCTTCAACGACGATATGCAGTTCCTGCAGTTCCTTCTTGGGCCGCCGAACCCGTTGCTGCCGATCCCGATCTTCCAGGCGCCGCGCGATTTTTTCCTCTTCGGACCAGGGGTCTGGACGTGCTCACTTTTCCTGCTGCTGAACATATTTCGGGTCGAATCCAACTTGTGGACGCTGCCCGACGATCCGTTCGACATCGCACAGTGGTTCCCGCTGTCGGTCCTGGACTTCAACAACTTTCAGGTGCATGTCAAGGCCGCACCGTTCCTGACCGACGCCTCGCTGTGGACGTTCATCGGGTCCAGGATGAACACGGCCGATAGCGTTATCGCCGATACACTCGACGACGGGCAGCTGTGCCTCACCTACCGCCGATACTTCACCGCCGAAGGCGAGCAGGTGAGCGGCCTGCTGGACAACAACATCGCCAACGGTGCCCTGGTCTTTGAGATAACCGACCGCTCCGGGTTCACCCTGCCCGGCGGAACGTTCACCAACGGCACCGTGATCGGCGGCCTGGAACGCACGGTGCTCACCTGGGGTTCCGGGTTCATAGAGGACACGCTAACCACCGTCACCGACAGCGAGAGCCTCTACCCAGACGAGTACTGGCAGGCCGGGTTCCTCGGCACCTTCGCCTCAGCGCCAACAGTGTGTGTGCGCGACTCCTACTGGAATGACTTGCAATCCAAGGTCACCCACTCACCGGCCACCGCCGCCTCAGTGATCGTGGGAGGTGATAATCCGACCGCCGACGCGATCGTGAAACTGATCATCGAGTCAGTTGGCAACCTGGTCGGCTACTTCCTACTGTTCGGCTTCGACAGCCTCGGCACCATCATTGCCGACGTAGTGATGCCGTTCATCGTCGGCACCATCCTCGCCTGGGACCAGTGGAAGAACTTCACCCGCGCAACCGATTTGGGCTGGGTGCATCTGTGGGAGATCTTCCAGCGCGGCGCCGAGAGCAACTCGTGGTCCCTGGCGGCACTGGAGGTGTTGCGCGGCGGGTTCAAGGCCACCGAAGCCCAAACCAGTCACACCATGGTCATCGACGAGTCGACCTGGCTGATACCCGGTCTGCATTGCCAGATCGGCGACCGGGTTTCCTCGACGGCGGGGGCTTTGCAGCGCAGCGCCGGAATCGATCTGCTGTTCGTCAATCAGATAGAGGAAATGAACCTGTCCGGTGATGACACCGGGGCGTCGCAGTTCGTCATGAAGTGCGGGCAGAACAAAGCAGCGCAGTCGAGCGCGGAACGCACGGCCAATCTGCTTAAGAGGGCTCTCGCCACGATTAATGACGTCGGCGTCAGATTGGTGACGTAGGGTGCAGCACAACAGGATTGGGAGAAGGAGCTGATGCAGACACGCAATTCCGTTGTCCTGCTGTCCCGCGGCAGTATGTGGAACCCGCTGCCGTATGAGCCGCCCTATCTGCTGGCCGACGCTGGGGCGCCGTGGCCGACCGACGCCGACGCCTACACAGTGTTCACCGACACCTCCGGGGGTGAACTAACCACCCTGTACGCCGACACCGTCACCGCGGACGCGATCACCTTCACCGCACAGCCCGACGACGTGGATTTGATCCCGCACGGCGCCAACTTTGAGACATTCCTGGACACCGACAACGGGCCAGTGAAGATCCGGTACGGCAAGGTGACTCGCCGCGAAGTCGAATACCCCGATGCCCCAGCCGTGCAGCAGGCATCGATCGCTTTGAACTACACCGACACCTTCCCCACGCTCGGCCTTCGGACCAACTGGAAGGCCGTCAAGGGCCGCACAAAGGTGTACGACAACACCGGATCGTCGCTGCCGTTCGGTGTGTCCGCCGATGCCAGCCTATTCGTGGCGCAGTCGGCGATCCGCTGGGATTCGCCTTTGAACACCGACACCGTCAAATCCCATGTGGTGCTGCTGAATCAGGGTCAGGGCAAATGTCAGGTGATCGTCTGCGCAGACCAGCGGTACACCACCGGGCTGGCGGTCGAGTTCGACTCTGTCACCAATCACATCCACATGGCTATCGTGACCGGGCCGACGACGGTCACCTATCAGTCGACGGCGCTGTCCCACACGGTGGTCGACCTGAACGACTACTACGTGACTTACGACTTTGTGACCGCGACGCTGGCGGTGTATCAGGGCACCAGCCTGACCCCGCTGACAACATGGGTGGACTCACTGGCTGTGGTGCCGCACGGCCCTGGCTACCGCTATGCGGGGTTTGCGTTCGATACCGGGCTGCTGTTCTCTCCGGGTATTGAGGTCGCCGGCTGGCAGGCGAAGGACAACTGATGGTCGAATTGTCCGCGAGGGTCATTGATGTCCGCGCGCTGGCTGATGTGTTGTGGTTTCTGCCGCCGCCGGCGCGCGCGATGATCGCCGACAAACTCCACGGGCTGGGTGTGCGGGTGCATCCCGAGCTGGCCACGCTCGAGCTGCAGCGCGAAGGCCCCAAGGCGATGGGCAATCACGCCCCGCAGACGGTGGTGAAGAAGGCGCCGCCCGGGGTGAAGGCGGCGATGCTGGACATGCTGCGCCAGGCCAACCCTGATCTGGCGGCGCGCATCGACGCGGCGGGCGGTGTCGACGGTCTGACCGATGAGCAGCGGCGCGTGTTCGCGGCTGAGGCGCTGGCCGCGCATCAGGCGACGAACGCCGAAGCCAATGCGCGGATGGACGCGGCCAAGCCTGAGGACTTCGAGGCATGACGCTCCCGGATATGGGCGCCAGTGTCGACACCACAGCGTTGCCGTTCATCGTCTCCGCCAACGGGAACAGTCCCACCTCGGTCGCTGACCTTGTCGGCAACGATCAGGCCACCGTCGTCGCCGCGTACAAGGCGAAGTACATCACCAACGGGACTTCGGTGTTCTCGAATCCGACTGGGGTGCTGTCGCAGGTGTTCGGCGGCCTCGCAGGAATCCCCGGGCTGGTGTTCTCCATGGTCGCCAAGATCCTGGCGCCGTTCGGCGCGCTGGCCACCGACTTCTCGTCGATCCCGGATGCGCTCAAGCAGCTGGTGGACACGCTCGATAGCCCGTTGCAGTTCATCAGCAACCTCGCCCAGAAGGTAGAGGGTGACTTCAGCGATATGGCGGCGCGCATCGCCGCGCTGGAGGCCAAGTCCAACACGCTGAACCCTGTCACTGATAACTGCACGAACACAACCAATCTGGTCCCGGTTGTGGGCACAGTCAGCCCGACCGGTTGGGGCGCGTGGACGGCTGCGGCAACCGCTGCGGCCATCTATAACACTTCGCCAGGGACCGACCGCCAGGGCGCGGGTATCGCGGTCAAAGCCAAGAGGCCCGGCCAGACCCGCGTGCACATCTGCTCCAACACGGCGATGACGAACTGGGCCGCCCTGGAACTGAACCCGACGTCCAACGGTGCGGACACCGTCGCCGTCGTGACAGGAACCGGGCCGACGACCGGTGTTGTGTCGCGAACATCTCTGCAGATGCGGATCCCTGACAACACGTTCTGGGAGATCCGCTACGAACCGTACGACGACACATCCCCTACTTCCAACACCTTTCACGTGTTCCTCAACGGCGCCGAGATCGTCCCGCTGCGCTGGAATGACGCAGGCAACAGCGTCATCCACGACGGCACGGCCACCTATCAGCATGTCGGGGTGACGCTGAACGGTTTGAACGACGCCAGCCACCGCGGCTTCTCCATCACCGAGTTCACGTTCTACGACTGGCTTACAGCAGCACCACAATGACGAGCCTGAATTTCGGTATCCGCCAGTCTGAGCTGCCGTGGGGCACTCAAGGCGCCGACAACCCTGCTGATGTGACACGCATCATGCAGGAGATCAAGGCGATCGGCGCGAACTCGATCAGCATGGACTGCCTGTGGGTGCAGTTGGACCCCAACCGGACCGCGCACGGTGTGCAATCCAAATACGTGTGGGGCAACCTGGATTACGCGGTCAACGCCGCCGAAGCCGTGGGGCTCGACATCAACCTCAACATCGAGCCGCGCCGCTCGATATTTCCGATAGGGATATCGGCCACCCCGGCGAACGCCGCCGATTACGGGCTGCTGTGCGGGGCGATAGCGCAACGCTACGCCGGGTCGCGTATCCGGTGGATCGAGCTGGGAAATGAAGTAAACGATATCGCGAACTTCGGTTCTCCCACCGATCCGTCGAAGTATCTGGAGTTCGTGCGCGCCGCATACACCCCCATCAAGGCTGCGATGCCGAGCGTGACGGTGCTGGCCGGGGCGTTGATGGCCGTCGGCACCGGTTGGGCGTCGCTGGCACCGGTCCAGTGGGTGCAGGCGTTCTACAACTGCGGCGCGCAGGGCTGGTTCGACGGCCTGTCAATGCACCCGTACATGCGGGATACACACTTCACTGCGATGGTTCCGTCGGCGGATAACTTCAGCTTCAAAAACATCACAGCTATCCGCGCCATCATGGACACCAACAGCGACTCCTCCCTGATCTATTGCACCGAGTGGGGATTCGAGTCGATGACATCCCCGGGCGGTTTATCGGTGACGGACGCCGAACTCGAGGCTGAGCAGGCGGCCAACGTCGCCGCGCAGTGGGCGCTGATGCAACCGTATGCCACGGCTGGGGTCATCTATCCGACCACGTGGATCTTCATGTACCGCGACTGGGAGCAGCCCAACAAGAAGGCCAATAAGCATTACGGCATGGCGCATTTCGACTACACACCCAAGGCTGAGAAAGCGGTTGTGTCCGGGTTCGCTGCATTCCCGGGGACTATCGCCGACGTCGCCTATGCCACGGACTCGGCGACGTTCAACCTAATGCCATCCGGGCTATATGCGCCGGGCGCTGAGGTCGCCGATGCCACCGATGATGCGACGTTCGACCTGATAACCACCGGAGCGGCCTTCGTCGCCTCGGGTGCCGGCGATATCGATACCACTAGCGACACGTTCGACGTCACCATCACCTGGACCGAGACCATCGCAGCGATCGCCAACGGTGCGTTGCTCGTGGGCTTAGTCGCTTCGACCGACCATTCCAAACCGTGGAGTCTGTACAGCCCACCGGGGGGGACGGTGTCATCGAGTGTTGACGGCGCGCTGACAAAACTCGGATCGATTCAGATCGCCAGCACCACAAACCAACGAGGCTCAATCCATCTGTTCGGGCTCGTCGACTCCATCGTCGGCGGCGTCATCAAAACGAAGGTGCCCACAGCTGGTGCCCACACCTTCAGCGCGGAAGTGAAAACCGTCGACGGTGTCACGAAGTTCGATTCAGTCGCCGCCGACTCGATTTTATGCTCCGGTGTTTCAGCGTTCGGCACCGTGTACTCGGTTCACTCAGCGTCCGGCGGCAACACACCTGATCTGGTAGCCCACTCATCCGCCGGCAACATTGTGGCGTTCCTTTTCGGCGGTAGCCGCGACTTCAACGCGGGAATGACTGGGTTGACTGTCCGCTACCACGGGGGTGCCACGATCGGGGGGACGGGGGGGAACGGCGGATTCATCCTCATCGGCACCGCGCCAGGCGCGCTGAATGTCGAGGCCGAAATCCCTTCTACCTACCTCACCTTGTACAGCGCCCTCGCAATCGATCTCGTCCATGCCTGACAAAGAGGACAGCAAAATGACCGATCTGAACGAGCAAAGCACCGCCATCAGCATGGTCACCGTGGAGCGTTTCGACGAACACGGCAACCTGATCGAACGCTTCGAGGGTAAGAACCTGGTAACCCAGGTCGGCGACCAGATGTACTACGAACGCGGAGCCGCCATCTCAGGCGCACCCGCCGCGCCGACAGGTATCCGACTCGGGACTGGCGCGACTTCAGGCGCGAATGCGATCGCGAAGACTGGCGCGGGTGCCGCGCTGACGACCTACCTGTCGGGCAGCAATTTCGCGTTCGATTCCACCTTCCCGCAGTCGTCGCTGAAACCGGCCGCGACAGCACCTGTGACCCCTTATGACGCGCGGCAGATCACCTACAAACGCACCTATGCTGCCGGGCAGGCGACGACCACGTCGGCTATCACTGAGGCTGTGATCGTCAACGACACCATCGCCACCAACGCGACTTCCACTGCGGCCAACACCATTTCACGCCTGCCTATAACGGGTATCAGCTCGAAAGGCTCCTCAGACGTTCTGACAATCACTTGGAACCACTACCTGGCCGGCGCATGACGACACAACTAGGGGGGCGCTGACATGCCCGGAGAGTTTCACCTCACCGGCACAGCCGGCCAGCTGATGCTCGGAACGCCGACCGCCCAGCAGTTAGCCGCCCTGACAGGACTGCAGATCGTGCTGAAGTCCAACATTCCAACCAACCGGGGCATCCCCACCTCGGGCGGCCTGTTCTATGTGGGATGGCGCACCGTCACCGTGTTGCCGTCCGGGCAGATCAGTGAGGACGGCACTAACCCGGGGATTATGTTGCTCGCCAACGATTCCGCGTTGAATCTGACTAGTCCTGTGCAGTGGACCGTCGTGCCGGGGAGCGCCACGTTGGGCGGCAAGACAATCAAGTTGTCGACGTGGACTTTCCAGGCGCCCGCGCCGGGTGTGGCCCGGTCGCTGGATCAGTTGGCGCCGGTGCCGAACATCACCGCCGTACCTGTGGGAACGCTCGGCATTGACCAGATCACCGGGTTCTCCACAGTCGGCTTAGCGTTGAGCACGGCCGCAGATGCGGCCACGGCGCGGGCCTATCTGGGCGACGAGGCGCTCCGCCTTGGTGTGCAGGTAGTCCCGGCCGCGACTGGTGTGGCCGCCACCGACGCCGCCAACATTCTTGCCGCCCACACCGCGTTACCCGCGACGGGCGGGGACATCCTCTTGCAAGGGGGCACCTACGCGCTCCCCGCCGCTGGGGTGACGTTCACCAAGCCGCAGGTGCGTCTGATCGGCGTCGGCGGTTGGGGGGACGCAACATATTTCGGTGCTACCCAACTGTTCTGCAACGCCGCGAATGCGACAGCCCTCACTATCGGCGGCGGCGGTTGTGTGGTGGAAAACCTGATGATCGTCAATAGCGGGGGTATCAACCCGACATCCGGTTACGGCATCAAGATGACTGATGGCTCGGAGGCGCGCATCAATCATGTTTGGGTGCACAACTTTTACGACAACATCCGCATCGAGGACAGCGTAAAAGGCAGCTGGAAGATATACGACTCCTACGTCGGTGCGCCGGTACGCTACGGGTTGTTTTGCGCGAACCCGTCACAGCCCGACATCGGTGACGCCCTTGTTCACGGCACGACTTTCGACCCGCAAGGGTCATCGCGCACTGCTTCAGTATCGGCGGCTATTCATTGGGAGTCTGGTGGCGGCTTCCGCCTGGCACACTCGAAGATAAACGGTGCAGGATCGAGTGCGGGCGCACAGTTCGCTGTCGGTGTGGATTTCGCGATGGCCAACGGGATCGGCACCTCCGACCTGTTCGTCACCGACAACAGCATCGAAAACTGTGGCGCGATATGCGTGAGATTCCAGCGTCTGGGCGCGGGTGGCACAGTCAACCTCGCTCACGTGCAGGACAATGAGTTTCTGGGCACCACAACCGACTCCATTGTGGACTTCGGCGCCGGGTTCGATGATCTGCGTTTCGACGGCAACACTGTTCGCGCTGATGCAGTGACGCGTGGTGTGTCGGTGCGTAACGGGGCCGGGCCGGTCAGTATCGGTCCCAACACGTGGCATTGCACCAACGTTGTTCCCGTCTATTTCGAGTCGACAGCGTTGGGTGGCTCCGTGGTGGCGCGTCAAACCCGCATCGGTGACGGGGCCTTGGTCACCGACAACACCTCTGCATTGAACTCGCCCGCTATCGACTACTCGTATCAGCGGCCGATCAACTGGACGGTCACGTCCACACCGACAGCTTTGTGGACGTTCGGTGTCGCGAACTTCACCGGCGGCATTATCGACGTCGCGGTGACCGGGGTCCACAACGGTGTCAGCGGTTTCGTTGCGTCGCAGAAGGTGGCGTGGTTGGTCGACGGCTCCGGCGTCGTCACACTCACCACGCTGGAGACGGTTCAGCACGGCTCAACCACGGTGGGACTGACCTACACCACGTCGGCGAACACGATCGTCGCGAAACTCGCCATCAGTTCCGGCACCGACATTCAGGCCGGGAAAGCGCAGCTGGAAGTCGCGGGCCATCTGACAACTTTGAAGGTAGGTGCCTGATGGGATTGAACTGGCTCACGAACCGGTGGGCGCTGGACCACGCCGGGGATATCGAGCCCGCCGCGAATAACACCTATTCGCTTGGTGTGTCGAACTTTTGGGCAAGCTCCAGCATAGTGAACATGTACTCCTATGTGCTTAAGATGTGGGGGCCAACATTTTTGGCGAACCTGTCGGCGAACAGCGCGGCGACGGGCACTCAAACACTGGTGTTGCCAGCAACAACTAGCGACACCCTGGTTGGTCGTGACAGCGTCGACAACCTCACTAACAAGCGCATCAAACCGCGCGTCATCTCGTCGGCGTCGGCGTCATCGCTGACACCCGATCAGTCCGCCGCGGACCTGTACGCCTTCACCGCTCTAGCGGCGAACCTGACCATCAACGCGCCGATCAATCTGCTCGACGGGGAGCGGCTCGACTTCCGCATCCGCGACAACGGCACGAGCAAGACTTTGACGTGGAACGCCGCGTTCCGGATCATCGGGACAACGCTGCCAACGGCAACGGTGGCGAACAAAACCGTGTATGTCCGCACCATCTACAACGCCGCCGACACTGTGTGTGACGTCATCGACGTGAATCAGCAGGCGTGATGGCAGCGCCAACGAAACTGGGCTGGCAGGCGATAAAGATCGTCGTCGTCCTCTCCAAGCCGGGAGGTTGGAACGTCGACATCGAACCCGTCGCGGGCTCCCCTTCGCCGCTCTATCCCGACGGCACAACAGTTGTGATGGACATTCACCCCGCCAATCAGGACACCACTCTTGACTACACAGACTGGACCGTCATCGACTCATGGGCAGGGTCGATTGCCGACGACATCATCAGTTTCAGGATTGCAGCCGACCGGGCCGAAGCAATACCAGACAAGTCCCTCACCACGGTAGTTCTCACCGAGCCCGGCATACCCCCCTACGCCTACATGCTGGGCACAGTCAGCCGAGTCGATAAGTGACACTACCGCTGCCGAACGGCGCACAGGTTCAAGTCGCACCAGCGCAGGTTCCCGTCCTGGCCGCGCCAGCTGCGGCCCCGTCGCCGCTGATCGTGATACCAGTCGTAGGCACACGCGGCCCAACTGGCGCGGCCGGAGACGGCGCATTCACCTACACCCAAAGTAGCCCGGCCGCGACCTGGACGATCACCAACACATTGGGCCGCTACCCATCTGCCGTCACGGTGGTTGTCGGCGACGAGATCGTTGACGCCGATATCGAAACACCCGACACGTCAACGATTGTCATCACCTTCGCCTCGCCTCAATCTGGTCGAGCCGAAATCATTTAGGAGAAGCACATGGCTGGACGTAAGTTCCTCAACGGTATCGATCTCACAAGCCAGAAGATTGTCAACCTGGCGTCACCGTCGGCGTCGACCGACGCGGCCAACAAGTCGTATGTTGATAACCTAGTCAACGGCTTGGCGTGGAAGCCAGCTGTTCGAGCGTCGACTACCGCTAACGGAACCCTGTCCACCGCTTATGCGAACGCCTCGGTCATTGACGGTGTCACATTGGCAACCGGCGACCGAATCCTGTTGAAGAATCAGACAACCGGAGCGGACAACGGGATTTACACCGTCAACGCCTCCGGTGCGCCTACGCGCGCGCTAGACGCAGACGGCGGCAGTGAGCTCGGCCCTAATACGACAGTGATGGTGTCGGAAGGGACAACCCTCGCGGACACGGCGTGGACCAACACGACAAACGGAATCATCACCATCGGCACCACAGCTACCACGTGGGCTCAGGTCGGCGGCGGCGGTGTCTACACGGCCAGCCTTGGTGTCCAGTTGGTGGGCAGCGACTTCCGCGCCAACCTCGGCACCGGTCTAACCCTGTCCGGTAACCAGATCATCCCCGACAGCACAGTGGTGGTCCGCAGGTTCGCCTCCACTATCGGGGACGGCTCAACCACTGCGATCGCTGTCACTCATTCGCTGGGTACCCGCGATATTCACGTCAGCGTGCACGACGCTTCAACGTTCGAAGAAGTAGAGTGCGACGTCGTCAAGACCAGCACATCGGTGGTCACCCTGACGTTCGCGACCGCCCCGGCATCGAACGCTTACCGGGTAACCGTCTTCGGCTGATGGCCCGCAAACAGCTCGGAGCGTCACCGATTATCGAATACACGGGCACCACAAGTGTTTCCGCCGTCACAGTCCCATCAGGGATTAAGGGCGCCAGGGTCACGATCATCGCCCCCGGCTCCGGCGGCGGCTCCGGTATGCGAGGTCTGACCAGCACCGTGCGATGTGGTGGTGGGGGCGGGTCAGGCAGTGCAGCCGTCTTCGACCATTTCGTGCCCGTATCCGTTTTGGGTTCAACCTACGCTGTCACCATCCCCGCGGCTGGTGTTGGTGGCGTTGCTCAAACTGTCAACTCCACCGTCGGCAACGGCGGAACCCAGCCCGGAAACACAACTTTCGTATCAGGTTCCTGTACTTTGCTGTGTTCCTCTGGTAGTGCTGGGGCGGGCGGTACCGCTAGCACCGGTTCCGGGGGCGCCAACCCCGGTGGTGGGCAATTCAGCGGCTCAGCCCCCGGCGGTTCGGCGTCAGTCACGGGAGGTGTCGGCGGTGTCGGAGCTGACAGCTTCAACGGGGGACCGTCTGCCGGGGGTGCTGGGGGTGGTCTCACTTCAGGCAACGCGGCAGCCAACGGAGGCACAGGCGGCAACCTGTTCCTGTACAACATCGGAGCCCTTGCCGGTGGGGTGGTGGGCGGCGCGGCCCCGGGTGCGGGTACCGCCGTGGCGGGAAACCCGGGCGCTGGTGGCGGCGGCGGTGCCGCAACTGTATCCGGTGCCCCCCAAGCCGGCGCAACCCCACTCGGCTACGGCGCTGGCGGCGGCGGCGGCGCATCGTTGAACGGCAACAACTCCGGTGCTGGCGGTGCTGGCGGGCCGGGGTATGTGCGCATCGAATGGGTTTACGTCTGA